CTACCGGTGCAACTGGTTTAACTGGCGCTACTGGTGCTACTGGTGCAACTGGCGCTACCGGTGCAACTGGTGCTACAGGTGCTACTGGCGCTACTGGTGCTACTGGCGCTACTGGCGATACAGGTGCTACTGGTGCTACCGGTGCAACTGGTGTTACTGGTGCTACTGGTGCAACTGGTTTAACTGGCAATACTGGTGCTACTGGTTTAACTGGCGCTACTGGCGCTACTGGCGCTACCGGTGCAACTGGTGCTACTGGCGCTACTGGTGCTACTGGTGCAACTGGCGCTACCGGTGCAACTGGTGCTACCGGCGCAACTGGTGCTACTGGTGCGACTGGTGCTACTGGTGCTACAGGCGCTACTGGCGCTACCGGTGCAACTGGTGCTACTGGTGCTACTGGTGCAACTGGTGCTACTGGTGCGACTGGTGCTACTGGCGCTACTGGCGCTACTGGTGCTACTGGCACGACTGGTGCAACTGGTTTAACTGGTGCTACTGGTGCTACTGGCGCTACAGGTTTAACTGGTGCTACTGGCGCAACTGGTGTTACTGGCGCTACCGGTGCAACTGGTACTACTGGCGCAACTGGTGCAACTGGCGCTACTGGTGCTACTGGTGCAACTGGTGCTACTGGTGCAACTGGCGCTACTGGTGCTACTGGTGCAACTGGTTTAACTGGTGCTACCGGTGCTACCGGTGCTACTGGCGATACAGGTGCAACTGGTGCAACTGGCGCTACTGGTGCTACTGGTGCTACCGGCGATACAGGTGCAACAGGTGCAACAGGTTTAACAGGCGCTACTGGTGCTACTGGTTTAACTGGTGCTACCGGCGCAACAGGTGCTACAGGCGCTACTGGTGCTACTGGCGATACTGGTGCTACTGGCGCAACTGGTGCTACTGGCGTTACTGGTGCTACTGGTTTAACTGGTGCTACTGGTGTTACTGGCGCAACTGGCGCTACTGGTGCTACTGGTGCTACTGGTGCTACCGGCGATACAGGTGCAACAGGTGCAACAGGTTTAACAGGCGCTACTGGTGCTACTGGTTTAACTGGTGCTACTGGTGCTACCGGCGATACAGGTGCAACAGGTGCAACAGGTGCAACAGGTTTAACAGGCGCTACTGGTGCTACTGGTTTAACTGGTGCTACCGGTGCAACTGGTACTACTGGTGCTACTGGCACTACCGGTGATACAGGCGCTACCGGTGCTACTGGCACTACCGGTGCTACTGGTGCTACTGGCGATACTGGCGCTACTGGCGCAACTGGTGCTACTGGCGCAACTGGTGCTACTGGCGATACTGGCGCTACTGGTGCTACAGGTTTAACAGGTGCTACAGGTGCTACTGGTGCAACTGGTTTAACTGGCGCTACTGGTGCTACCGGTGCAACTGGTTTAACTGGCGCTACTGGCGTAACTGGTGCTACTGGCGCTACAGGTGCTACTGGCGCTACTGGCGCTACCGGTGCAACTGGTGCTACCGGCGCAACTGGTGCTACTGGTTTAACTGGTGCTACTGGTGCAACTGGTGCAACTGGTGCAACTGGCACAACTGGTGCTACAGGCAATACAGGTACTACAGGCGATACGGGTGCTACTGGTGCTACTGGTGCTACAGGTGCTACAGGTAATACAGGTGCAACAGGTGCAACCGGTCCAAGGGGGCCAATCGGCTTAAGTAGCTCTGTTTGTACATATAAATATATATATATAGAATATCCTTACCCATATCCTGGTCCAGGAGAAATATGTTTAATAAATACGCGGTGTTTTCATGAGGTTGAAAATATAAGATTATGTCTAACCGATTTTTATAATGTTCCTATAAGTACAATATTTACATTATTACAACCAAATAGTATATTAACATTAGAAAATACTGAAAGTTTATGTAGATATACATATACTATTTCTAGTATAAATATTGATTATGATAATGAATTTATAAATTTAATTGTTGTATTTATTGATGGTAATCTTGAATGTATAACAACAGATTTAATAATTAATGTATATATATTACCAGTAGGTCCGTGTTGTAATAATAATATTCCAGATGATCTCATTTTGTATATTAAAGAACCGCCAGACCCAGGTGCATCTGGTCCAGCAGATGGTAATTTTTATACACCCTATCTTTCCATTATAGATGCATACGATAAAATACGAGCAGTTGGATATAATAATACATGTACTATTTATATAAAATCCGTGGGAGAGACTGGCACTACTGGTACAACAGGTAATAGTGAAAAATATACAATGCCTGAAAATGTATCAATATGTACAGGTAATTTAGGTATTCAAATGAATCCAGTTGTAATTAGATGCTGTAAAGGGACAACCACAGATCCTGAGGATCTTCCGTATTCAAATTTAAAACTAATTGGATCAACTACTATTGATAATTCTACTATTGACCCATATTCACAATTAATAAAATTTATAATTACTAATAGTGCATTTGTTGACAATAATCTTAGTACTGTTGATGTTAATCTTATTACACCAGGATGTTTTGTAAAATTTACTACAACCGAGGTAGAAGCATTTATATATGAAGTAAATATAGATGATACTATAACAACAATTAGTATTGCATATTCTGATGAAACAACTAATGTGAATGGTCAAGAAATTGAAATATATAAAATACAATGTAGTATTCAAACTAATACTAATGGAACTAATATAATTGGCGTTAATAATACACATGTCATATTTAAATACATAAATATTTATTTACAAGGTGATTTAAATATAATTAATAGCACTGTAAATATAAATGGTGTTAAACTTGCACGACTAATATATGGTGAAACATATGACGATAATTCAATAATAAATACAAATAGTTCTATACAATTTGGAACAGAACAATTGAGTGGCATATATTTGAATGATGAGAAAGATAGTAAATTATATTTTAATTCTAAACTAGTACATCTTGCAAATCCAATAACACAAGAAATACCAATAACACCCATGGTAATTTATAATAGTGTATTTAGTAGTGCATGTGATGATATAGGCAAATTTAGTCAAGGAGGAGAATTTGAAGATCAATTCATATTTATTAATGGACCTATTTCATATATGAAAAATTGCTTTATAAATAATATAAGTCAAATTAATATTACACATAACTCTAGAACATATATTGAAAATGTTCATTGTATAAATGCCCGCGGATTTTCAATACCAGAAGTAATTGCAACACAAGCGGGAATTATAAATATATATGATAATTCAACTGCATATATTAGAAATATTAATTTTAATGGAAGTTCTCAAGATATTGAAGCAGGTGGTTTAAGTGGTTATGGTTTATATGTATCTAATAATTCAACATTAATAATAGATGAAAAAATAAAATTAGTTAATTTTAAAAAGACATTATTATATGCAAATAATAGTTCTACTATTAAAGTATTAATAATAGGCTATGAAAATATAGACACCGTAAAAGATATTAATCTTGGAGATGATGAACCTGAAAATAAGTGTAAAAACCTTGCAATTCATATAAATAATAATTCAACATTTTTATCAGAGTGTTCTTTATTACATATATATAGTTCAATTAATATTACTAATAATTCAACAATGAATATTATAAATTTAACTTATATATACAACAATAATATAAATACTACATACAAAGGAATATTAGTAGATAATTTCTCAACATTAACATGTAATAGTTTAAATGCAACTACTGATTATACTTGTATAACTGTATTAAATAATTCTACTATATTATGCACAGTAAATATGAATATTACATTTACTGTGAATTGTGTAGATGCGCAAACAGGATTATATATGAAAAATATGTCTAAAGCAATTATTGGAAATATAGGACATCAATTATATGGTGATCTAACACTAAATGGATTATATATACGATTTTTAAGTGATATAGTAGATAACAATTTCCTTTTAGCATCAACAGGTGTATATTTATTAGATAATAGTGAATTGATATCTAATTATATATATTTGGTTAATTGTTATTTAGGAATATATACTAACAATTCCAAAATTACAACAAAGCCTACTAAATCACTTAGTTATAAAGGGTTTATTATGAAAGTTAAACAATGTGCGCGAGGTATAGAAGCAATTAATAGTGTTTTATATTTTGATAAAATAGATATTAATTATCAGACAAGTAATCTTCCAGAAAATAATATTGATATATGTTTAGACTTATCAAACAATACTCAACTATATAATACTGGTTCTACTACACTTTATGGCGGTGGACAGACAGGATCAACTGGCGCAATAAGCACATATGCAGCTATTATTATGGACACTAAAAGTAGTTTTGAATGTCTATCAACAATTACAATTCCAAATGCTGCTAATGGAATAATATTAAATAATTTTTCAACATTTATATGTAATAGTTTATATGTTACTGTTGATTATACTGGTGTATCTATATTAAATAATTCTACTATATTATGCACAATAAATATGAATATTAAATTAGCACGCACACGTGCACAAGAAGCTTTAGAAATAAAAAATATGTCTAAAGCAATTATTGGAAGTATAGGACATCCATCAATCAATGATCTAGAACTAAATGGATTATATATAGAATTTTTAAGTGATATAGTAAATAGCAATTTTCTTTTAGCATCAACAGGTGTATATTTATTAGATAATAGTGAATTAATATCTAATTATATATATTTGGTTAATTGTTATTTAGGAATATATACTAACAATTCTAAAATTACAACAAAGCCTACTAAAACACTTGATAATAAAGGATTTATTATGAAAGTTAAACAATGTGCGCGAGGTATAAAAGCAATTAATAGTGTTTTATATTTTGATAGAATAAATATTAATTATACAACAAGTAATCTTCCAGAAAACAATATTGATATATGTTTAGACTTATCAAATAATACCCAATTAAATGTTTATAATGGCGCTACTACACTTGTTGGAGGTGGAAATACAGGTGCAACTGGTACATATGCAGCTGTTTTTATGGAAACTGGAAGTAATTTTGAAGGCATTGGAAATCTTACAATTACAAATGCTGTTAATGGAATAATATTAAATAATTCACAAATAAATAGACAAAGTATTACATTATCTAATATCTCAAACACTGGTATTTATGTATTAAATAATGGTGTAATAAACAATAATAATTTTACAGCAGCAAAAACGATTGCAATTACAAATGCAGCGAATGGCATAATATTAGATAATTCACAAATAAATAGATATGAAATGGTATTATTAACTATAACAAATACCGCTTTAGAAATGCAAAACAATAGTATAATAAATAATAATATTCTATTTGATTCATCTTCAGGATTAGGTACTATTATAATTATAAATGCTGGAAATGGTATAAAATTAAATAATTCACAAATAAATAGACTTAAGATGTTATTAACAAATATAACAACTACCGGCTTAAATATTATAAATAATAGTATAATAAATAATAGTATTGATACAAACCTTAATGCATATAGTATTGAAATTAACAATGCAACCAATGGGCTTATATTAAATAATTCAAAAATAATTAGACTTAATATATCATTTAAATTTATAACAAATATCGGTATAGATATTCTTAATAATAGTATTATAAATAATAATGGAATAAAAATTAATGAAGCAACTGCAACAGGTATAAATACAGGTATATGCAACATAGGTATGCAAATAAATAATAATTCATCAGTTTCAACTGCTGAAATAGCTATTAGTTATTCAAAAATTACAGGCATTTCCATAGATAACAATTCAACATTATCATCTCAGCTACTTAAAGTTTATTATAGTAAAAACATAGGTATTTTAATAAGTAATAAATCATATTTATATAATTCAAACAGTATTACTATGTATCATTTTGGCTCAGACTTTGGCACAACAGGTGCTACTGGTGCCAATAATGAATATGGTTTTATAATCAATTCAGAATCAAATGTAATTGTTCAAGGTTTTATAGAAATTATAGGATTAAATACAAGTGCAACTAGTTCGCAATATAATAATGGTATATATATTGATAATGCAGAGTTATATGTTTCTAGAAATATTTCTCTACTTAAAAATACATATGTTGGTGCGACTGGTACTCCTGATGTTTATAATTCATTGGGCACTGGATTTACTGTTACAAATAATGCAAAGGTTATAGCTAGTAAATGTGTAATTGAAAATTGGTATTATGGATTAATTGTAACAAACAACTCAATAGTTAATATTAATTATAGAGATGATTTTATTGATCCAATTAGTAGTTCCATATCTACTTATGTAAAAAATGATGAACCTGTAGTAATTATTGATAATAGTAAATTTTATTATATTGGTAGCCCTACTTATAATTTAATAACTAAAGCAGGTATATATAGAAATCAAAGCTCTGGAACTTTTAAAAATAGTTATATGGTAAAAATTTGTAATAATTCATATGCATATTTTAATTATGCTACATTTCATTACAATAGTAAAAATTTAATAATAGAAAATTTAATACAAACTGGTGTGCATGTATCTGATAGTATAATTAAACTGGGACCATTATTTAGTTCTGCAAAGTGTATTAATACTATAGTATTATGGTGTAATAGTACATTATTAGTTGATAAAAATACAAGTGATGATGAGTATTTAGAGTTAATCTATATCGGAAGTGTAGGAATAAAAACATTAAAATATATTATAGATAATGGAGCTATTAATGATTATGATATATGTGGTAATCAAAATACATGTGCAGTTGTATATGATAGTAATAATGACGGCACATATCCTTTTAAATATACATATTTAATATTAGAAAATATCGATGGTACCTCATTTCCTACAAAAAATGGTGATTTATATTACACCATTCCAAGTACTATACCAAAAAATTTTAGTAATATAACTACATTCAGAATAACACTAATTGATTATTATAATAATACAGGAATATACACTTTTTTACAAGTTAATCAGCCTATTTATTTACAAAATGTAGAAACGGATGGTATAAATACACTTATGATATATAAATATAATATAAACACAATTGGTGCAACAGGCGCTACTGGTAGTATTAATTATTTTGATGTATCTGTAACTTATGTATCAGCTACTCCTGGTTCTTATGACACTGCAGCTACAGCTACTAATAAATTATATATATTAAACAATATAGATATTACTAATATTGATACGTGTGGTGGAGGAACTGGTAATACTGGTGCTACTGGTGCTACAGGTGCTACAGGTGCTACAGGTGCTACAGGTGCTACTGGTGCTACTGGTGCTACAGGTGCTACAGGTGCTACAGGTGCTACAGGTGCTACTGGTGCTACAGGTGCTACAGGTGCTACAGGCGCTACAGGTGCTACAGGTGCTACAGGTGCTACAGGTGCTACAGGTGCTACAGGTGCTACAGGCGCTACTGGTCCAAAAGGAGATACTGGTACTGGGTCTGGACTGATTGATTACACAAGCCTCACCAATTTTGCCACGGCAAAGACCAATCAGACCTCTTACGGACCGACCGCATTAGTGGTTGCATCGGATACAATAGAAGTGGGTGATTTGCTAATGGAAGACCCTACAAGCACGGGGCTTCGCGTAAAGAAGAATACGCTTGTTACAAATGACATTTTTGGCGTTGCATTAACAGCAGGCAATACTGGCCAAAATATCACCGTTGCATGTCCTAGTAAGGAGGGCACATATGTTTCAATAAAATGCGGGGGATTGACTGGGACTGCAACTAAGGTATTGCTCAATCCGGCAAACAATAATACTGTAAAAACAAACCCATTAGTTGACTTTACCGATTCAGGTGACACTACCAATGATTATAGCAATAGCCAATCATTAGCCATTACTTTTGACGCTGGTGTTGGTGCAACATGGACAATGCAACCCATTTCGTATGCATTCGAGCATACTGCATCATCACTTTATGACAGGTTGTGGATGTCCGATAGCTCTGATGGAACAACGTTTACACTTGTTAATTTGAACGGGTTTTTTACGACTGCTACACTCTCTGGCACCCTTAGTAACAGTTATAATGTACCTACTACGCCCGGATGGGTGTTTCCTACAAACTCTAGCACATATCCGGGAACACTTATTCCGTATACGTTTAGAAGGTTTCTCAAGTTCAATTTTTGGTCCGATACATCCACCACCTTCAGCGGGTGGAATATTCGCTTGACATCGTCGCTATATAGTTTGCCACATAATACCAAACTATATATCTCGAGCACCAGCACCGAGGCGCATAAAGTTAGCACAACTGTTTCAGCAACTAGCATTCCTGTTGCGTACGTACGTAATGTGTCAACTCTCGATACTATCGGATACGTAAGGCTCGCTTAAAAAATAAAATTGTAGGGTCTAATAAGTACCAAAAATAAACGTCAAGTATGCGTAGTGCTACAATTATGCATCAGCATCAACAATCGCAGTTTATATTAGTGGTTCAACTAGTGTTCTAATCAATGAGTTTTATTCAGTTGCAATATAAAAGATGCTATCAAGGATATAAAATAATAATAATAATTATTATTTTATATATAATCAACATATTTTATTTCTAGTATATTCAAATTTTAATTTTATATAATTTAATTATTCTATTTTATCATTCACCTCTTTACAACAAACAGCATTTTGCTGGTAAATAACATATAAATAAAAATTTATTTAACATAATAATAATAAATAAAATGATTTTATGTAATCATAAATGAAGGATCTGTAAAAGATACAACTGCAGAATTATCATAATTTCTACGATAAATATCTTCTTCAATTGTATTCTCAATTAAAATTCTAATTACCATAACTGGATTTTTCTGTCCAATCCGGCATGCTCTTGCAATTGCTTGATGTTCAATGATTTGTATTTCTTTCTGTGGTGCATTAATTGGCTCTACAAAAAGAATATGCGTGGCTTCTATAAGATTTGTTCCTGATGCCGCATTTTTTAAGCATAGCATAATAACTTTATTATCATCACCTTTTTTATTTTTACCAGCTTTAAATTTTGTAATTGCTGCATTACGCATCATTACATTACCTTTAACAAAACAATTATCAATACCATTATCAATAAGAGCTCTGCCTACTAATGTAAGCATATCATCCCACTGAGAAAAAATAATAATTCTTGTGTTGTCTTGTGCTACTAAGTGTCTTGTGATTGAAATTAACTTGCCTAATTTAGAACCATATTTTAATATCAATGGATTTGTTTCTGTATCAACTTCTTTTTTAAGATTCATTACCATTAAATCTTTCCCTTCTAAATCTGCCTTACACATAGGACATCTTTTTCTATGTGTTAAACATAACTTGATACAATTATAACAGAATAAATGCCCACATGATGTCATTGTTGGATTATCAAGAACATCAATACAAATAGAACAATTCTCACCTTCAATAACTTCTGGGTCATTCATTTTCTCTAATAATGTATAAATATATAATGATTCAGACATTTGTGATTGATATGTTTTTTTCAACATGTGATACTCTGGTCTAGTTGAGTCAAGTTTATCTAATTTTATTTTATATGTGTCATGATTATTTTTATGATAAGTAATTAATTGTTCTTGCATTAATGTTAAATCTATTTCTACATTACCAAACATTCTTTTTGCAGATTCAACAACTAGTGGATGACAACATAATTGTTGTAATTGTGTATCGGATATTCTGCCTTTTTTAGTATCATATATATTTCTTTCAATATCTGTCATACGAACCCATACAGTGCATTCATTATATCCTGGAATTTTAATTTGTGATTCAACATCAGATTTCAAATGTCTAATACACAAATTATTTAATAGTTGTTCCCATATATACTGTTTAAACATAAAACTAGTAGGGCCAGATGTTTTGTATGGAATAGTATTAGAATAATCAAATGTTAAATTATTAGTTTCATCAACTAATTTTAATTTAATAAATTTAGCACAATTTTTAATACTTTTATAATTAGGAAATGGTGTTCCAGAAATATACCAATTATAACTAGCATCAATATTTGTAATCCATCTACCAATATATAAACTTACTGATATGGCACCAATTGTTTCACTAAAAATTTCATGGCCTTCATCTACTATAATGCGGTGAAAATGGAAAAACTCAAAAATTGGATTTTTAAGATTATTAATTCCTGGAAATCCTAATTCTGCATATTGAGTATTTAAATAATGTTTAATAATTTCATCACGAGCATCAAAATTAAAACTTGATGCAGTGCATACTTTATAATATAATGTTGGATAAAATTTGAAATTCATAATAAATTGATGAGTTGTAATAATAATATCTGAATTAATAAAATCATTAAATGTAATATTGGTATAATCATTTTTTGTTAAAATAGTTAAAACTTTACATTGTGAATTACATCGTAAAACTTCTGATGCCCATTGTTTAGCTAAATGCGATGGACAAATAATAACTGTTGCTTTTGAATTAATTTTATTTATTTTATAATTTGTTGAATATATTGTGCTTGGTTGATTTGGCGCAGGTGGATTTGTCATAATTAATGCAATACATGTAATTGTTTTCCCTAGTCCCATTTCATCAGCTAATATACCACCTTTTGATAATGCTTTTAAATGTAATATATTAAGATTATTATCAATCGTTATATTTTTATTTAATATTGGATTATATAATATACATGAAGTATTACTAGGAACACCTGGTTGTTCAAAAACAATAGGATAAGTATAATTAATAGACATTTCATATTCTCCCCGTTCAATCGCTTTCATTTTCTTCAGACTATTTTTTTGATATGGATATAAATTTAATTTAAAAGTAGATGGTAATCTAATAGAACTAGGTGACGGTAAAATACTATGAGATAATATATCACTTGTATTATTTTTAATATTTGATTCATATAAATATTTGTCACTTATAATGTTATATAATGCAATAGATGTATTAATATTATTTTGAATATGTTCAATATTCATAACAATTGCAAATCTAATTTCAAAATATGGTTTATATGATGAATGTATATACGTTGGTTGCATATATTTAATATCCCATAATTCTACATTGTTAACTAATTCAAAAAATAATAACAATCCATTTTTAGTATTTATTTTATATATAATATAATAAATGTTATTATTAAACTTATATTGAAATGTTGCAGTAGAATCATTATTATAACTAAATAATTTAAAATCTGTTGGTAATGTTATATCATTTGATTGATTCATTACATTTTCATTTTCGTCTGGCCCAATTATAATAAAACCTGTTAATATGTCCATTTGTAAATAGAAATTATATCTTATGATATAAAAAAATCATTTTTTATATATTATTCAATATTTTTGAATAACTATATATTTAGACTATATAAAATTATATAGTCAATGATTAGAGTTTTATAGTTTTACAACTCTTCAAATAATCTAGCTGCGGTGTTTTCTTCCGAATAATCTAAATCATTCGCGCGAGCCGCTACTCTGTTTGCACCGTTTTGATGACTCTTCATTAGCCGGATGAGCGGTCCTGCATCACACTTGCGGGCGTGTTGCGACCACCGCTTACTCCTATGATTGACGCTTATATTATCAGGACAATAACCACACCCCTCTTTAAAATCAGATTCGCACCACACACAATAAGGGTGCTCATGACGGCACGTTCTTGGTATTGGAACAAGTGCAATGATCATGTCGCGCATATTCACTCCAATCTGGTCAAGTTGTGGGCGAATAGAACTCTCTGATTGTTCGGGTAATTTCTCGAATTCCTTGTATGCTCCGGCTAACTTTCTGACTAAATTGATTAGTTTGTTGATTTCATAGTCATCCGGCTTGTTGCAGGATGTGATAAACTCATCAATAAAAAGAATTATACGTTTGCCTATGTTATCACCACTGTTTTTGAGTTTTTCTATCCATTCGACCTCTTCTGCAGATAAATTCTTTGACTTCATGCAATAGCTATCGGAACAAATAAATGTGACAACCCGAGGAGGCGCAGAAGGTCCATTAGTATAATCGTCTGTCCCCTCTTGTGAAAGTGCCATTTTATACCTATTACCAAATATATCTTCATCGTCTTTATCACTTATATAAGATATATATCGGACAGATTTTTTTTCACTACGGTTAAGTGGCGGACTTTCATTAGAATTTGTAAGAGATAGTATTTGTTTATAAAAATTATTTTTTTTATAAAATTTAATTCTACGGTCTGTATCTTCATCTTCATCTAAATCTATAGTAGCAAACATATAATCAAACCCATTAGCTGAACCTAATTTTTTTGCAAAATTTAATAATTGTGATCCAAATCCTTTTGATCTATATTCATTTTTAATACACATACCTCTAATTTGAAAATAGTTATATTCGCATTGTGATTGTGGCTTTGTAGATTCTCCGCCGCACCATAATAAAGATCTATTATTATTAAATTCATCTTCAATATATAATAGTCCTATTAATTCGTCAGTATCACATTTTATACATACAACAATTCCTGGCATAGTTTTTGGTAATTTTGTGGGTGCATCGGTACCAAAACACGATTGCATGAGCTCATTTGCTTTTTTCAGATATCTATAACATTCTGGATTTTTATTGTTAATGTATTTTATCTTATACAGACCCTCGTCTCTGGTTTCATTCTTGAATGGGTCTTCCAATTCGGTACCGTCTGCAGGCTTTTCGCAAGTGCGAGAGTAGCAAATTAATGTGTCCTCCATAAGGAACAAGAATTTGAATATATTTTATATTAGAGTTATTATATTAAAATATTTTCAATTTTTTTTAAGTATTACTAAAAAAATAATATAGCAAAAAATAAAAAAATTAGTTAACCATGTAAATCCAAGCAGTCATGATACAAATTGATCTAATCTAATAGCTCCACTACATTTAATTAACTCATAAATAATGACATCTGCAATATATCAATTAACTAATAAAAAATAGAATATACATAACAATAATAATTTTATCAATAATATGTACTACAATTAGTCTTCTAATTGTAATATGTCATTAAATGAATATGAATTAAGATCATGTATATCATAACCTTTTGTTCTAATATGTGTTTCACGCCAATCTAAATGTGGATGTGGATATGGTGCGTTAATACGCGCTTGCACTATTAATTTTTGACGCTTTGCAAGTCTATTTTTGCGACATTTCTTTTGTGATTTACGACCGCGTGGTCTTTTATGTCCCAAGTATGTATTAATACGACGCCATTCTAGTTGTCGTAATTTTAATTGATTTTGTTTAGCTATAGACTCAACAACTGCACTATGTGCAATATTAAGGTCATCACTAGTTATGTCAGAATTTCTTAAAATGTCTGGATGATTACGTAGATATTCTAGAATTTCTTGGGTTTTTTCCATTTGTTAAATTATTAATACATAAGTTATATATAAAAAAATATTCAATTTTTTATATATTGGTAAAGAAATAATATAGCAAGGAATAATAAATAATATAGCAACAAATAGTACAATTAGTTACCCATGTAAATCCGAGCAGCCATGATACAAAATTACTTAATCTAATAGCTCCATGACGTTTAATTAACTCGTAAATAATAGCATCTGCAATATACCAATTAACTAATAAAAATAGAATATACATAATAATAATAATTTTATCAATAACATGTGCTACAATTCCTTGAGGCATTTTATAAATAAGAAACAATAATGTTATAATATAATAATTTCATTTTTTATTAAATATAAATAAAAAAATTGAATTTTAAATTACTTATTAGTTTTAATTTACAATTATAAATTAAAAAATGAACAGACTCATTTACAACACTACCACATTTGGTGGGCGACAAAAGCCGGGAAAATTTTACACACCCGACGCTGCACGACAATTTATGAGACTGAGATACATGATTATATACCTGTTAAGCAAAACCCTGTTAAGCAAAACCCTGTTAAGCAAAACTAATATATTACAAATAGCAAATAATGTTAATTAATTTTAATTTAATATTTAAGCCCACATATACCATCTTTAATAACTAATATATTAAAATTAGTTGCATAACATTTAAATTTACACAAGTCATAATTTGGATAAGTAAGATTAGGACTATTATTTATTGTAAATGTATTTGTTTGAATAACTGCATGTAATTGTGTATTAGATAAACGTGAAAAATTACAACCAGAATGACTAAAATCTTTAGTTGGATTAATATTAAATGAATACATATATACATAAGAATATAATGAATTTTTATAATTCTCATGATTTTGCATAAAATGAAAATATTTATAATCTCTCCATTCAATCCGTTCAATTCCATTAAATACTAATCTTGCTTTTACTAACAAATGTCTTATTGGTTCATAATCCCATAATTCGGTTGATTTACCAATAAATTCCGCTGGTAGATAATCCATTTTGGATGTCCAATTAAAAAATTCACCATATTTAATATGTTTTAAAGGTTGAATAAAGAAAAATATATCTTTTACAATATTATTAAAATCAATTTCTAAAATAATATTTGATGATATTTCTTTTTCTCTAAATTGTGTTTGTGTTATTACAATTTCATATTCTTTAGTAGCTAATGCTTTTCTTTCATCACTATCTGCATAATAAAAACAAGCTAATAAACTAACATCTTCAAGAGGAATTATTTTGTGTTTTACATCGCAATGATAATATTTATTATTATTTTTTTGTAAAACACAAATACAATCATCAAATTCTCTTAATTTAATATCAATATAAATATCTGAATTTTGTAAAGCAATAACAGGTAATGGTTTTTTTGGATCAGTGCAAAACCAAAATTTTAATGGTATATATATTACTTCTGAATCAATTTTCAAATTAGGTTTATTTAATATATCATCTAATCCAAGCATAGCCTTACGATTCCAATCAGATATATATAAATCAGTATAAATCTGCATGTAATCACCATATAATTCATCTATTAATATTCCATTAATATATAAACTAACTTTATCAATAATAACATTTCCTACATAATCAGTATACATAACTCTATAAGGACTAAGTATATCAAATTCACTTGGAGGGTTAGGAATTAATAAATTATTTATTGATAATTTTGGTAATTTTATTTTAACATATAATCCATATAATAAATCACCACCTTTTTCTATATTAATTCTTAAAGTATTTCCCCAATTACCTGTTCCTTGTGGATAAAATATTGTATCTCCTTTTGTATATTTATTTTTTTTTATTATATCAAAATCAAATAATGATGACTTATTATTAATATCAATTAATTCACATTCTTGGGCTCCTTTAGCAACAAGTTCTGCTATTGATCCATTAGACATTTTAATTTAAATGAGAAAATAATTTATATTATATTATAATCTTATGGCTTAAAATGCATATAAATAATAATTAATAATTATTATATAAAACTAAAAATGAGTAATCAAGATCCTATAACACCTAGGTGTGAAAGATATAATAAAAGAAAATGCACCGCATTAGATACAAGTGCTAAAAAATCAAAAATAAATAATCAACCAATTGATTGGAATTATATGGTTTCTGCGTCATCTACGAGGAATTATCTATTACACGATCCATTGATTGATTATTTAAATGAATATAATATTACTTCTCTTGATAAGATACCAAGAATAAATTCAAAAAATAATGATACTATAATTTCTATAGAAAATAAAAATAAAACAAATGATATATTTGTAAATTATATAATGAATGCTGGTGTTAAATTTGAAAATGAATTAGTAAATATAATAAAAAAATCTCATAAAGTAATTACAATTGCAAATTATAGAGATAGTAAAAATATAGAGAAATATAAAAAAACAATTGAACTAATGAAGGAAGGCGAACCTATAATATATCAAGGTATATTACATAATTATGAAAATTATACATTTGGCACACCTGATTTAATTGTTAGATCAGATTATGTAAATAAATTAATGAATAATTATATTATTTCTGACGAAGAAGCAAATATACCATCGCCTAAATTAGGAATTCCATATCATTATAAAATAATAGATATTAAACATTCTAATATTCCTTTGAGGGCCGATGGGATTCATATTTTAAATTCAGATAGTATACCAGCTTATAAAGGTCAATTATATATTTATACATGTGCATTAAATAAAATATTAGGAATTACTATTAATAAAGCTTATATATGGGGAAAACAATACACTTATGAAAGCCGAGGTGTTAAATATAAAGATACACAATTTTTAAATAGACTAGCTATAATTGATTATGATACTATTGATTATCAATATGTACAACAAACTGCAAATGCAATTAAATGGATGCAAGATGTTAAAAATAATAGTAGTAATTGGCAATTATTACCATTACCTAATAGATGGGAATTATTTCCAAATATGAAAAATGAACATGATGGAAAATGGCATAGTGTTAAATCTGAATTAAATAATAAAATAAATGAAATAACAAATATATGGAATTGCGGTATTAAACAACGCGAATATGCACATAATAATAATATATTTAAATGGAGCGATCCAAAGTGTTCTGCTAAAAATATGGGATTTAATCCAGGAAGGATTGCAACTACAGTTGATAAAATTTTAGATATTAATCGCCAAGATACATGTATAATAAAACCAAATAAAATATTATATGATAGGGATAATTGGAAAGAAACATTAAATGATACACAAGAATTTTATTTAGATTTTGAAACATTGCAATCTAATTTTGGTTCAATTATTAAAGATGGTTTTATATTAAATAATTCAGAGTCATTTATATTTATGATTGGAATAGGATATAGTAAAAAAGGAAAATGGGTTTTTAAAACATTTATTATGAAAAATAAAACACAAGATTCTGAAATGGAAATGTTTAATGATTTTATAAAATATATATCAACTATTTTAAAACAAGAAAATAAAACAAAAGCAAAATTATATCATTGGTCTTTTGCAGAAGTAAGTATTTATAATAAATTTAAATCTAAAAATCCATATAATATTATACAAGATAAACATATATCATTTTATGATTTAAATAAAGTATTTATTAATGAACCTATTACAATATTAGGCGCATTTAATTTTTCACTTAAAACTGTTGCAAATGCATTACATGCACACAATCTTATAAAATCATGTTGGGATACTAAAAATAAGTGTTCTAACGGATTAATGGTTATGATATTAGCTAATGAATTATATGATAATAAAAATACAGACATTTATAATAATCCATTAATGAAAGATATTATTAATTATAATGAAATAGATTGTAAAGTATTATTTGAAATTCATGAATTAATTAAAAATACATTATAAAGATTATGCAAATTTATAACATATATATGGGTATTGATAGATTTGCTCATTTTATTTCAAAATCTATTAATAATGATGGTTTTGATGAAATAAATATTAATAATAATATTAGAAAAATAATTTCAAATCATATTATATTTGATTTAAATTTTTTAATATATCAAGAAATATTTGCTATTGAAAATGAAATTAATGATATTATTAAAATTATTTTATGTTTACCATTTGTGTGTGGTAATATGGATATTTTAGAAGAATATCTTAAAAAAATTTTAAATCAACCACATTGGAAAGAACATTACAATGAAAATAACATTAATTTAATATTTGATGGTTTTAATGAAGATGAAATAATAGACAAATTTATTTTATTTATTATGAGTGATGTTAAATATACATTAGATATAGAAAAATTAGGATATTTAAGTTTATTTGATAATAATAAAATATCAGTAATTGAATTAGTTATTTATGAAAAATTTGTTGCAATTATAATTGATATGATCAATAAAATTCATTATACACAATTTATTCAATCAATATCATTATTTTTTGATGGAATACCCTCATATTCCAAAATATTAGAACAAAGAAAACGAAGAATTAAAAATTATTTAGAATCTGTAAAAAAAAAAGAAATTTTTAAACAATATTTTAATAATTTAGAAACAAATAATAAAAAATTAGTTGAGAATTTAAGTAAAAAATATGATATTGATTGTAATATATTAATTTTTGATTATTTTAAATGGATTAAATATAGATTTACAATAGATAAATCTATAGGCCCTTCATCTAATTTTATTAAAAATTTAGAATTATTTGTTAATATTAAATTAAAACAACATTTTTTAAAGTGTGATATATATATAAATAGTTCATTAGAAAATGGAGAATCTGATTTAAAAATATTTAAGCATATAGCAAATAAAAATTTTACTGAAGAATGTAGTATTCATACATCTGATTCTGATTTAATACATCATATATTAGTTCAACAAACATATTATAAAATAATTGATAAAGAGATAAATTTAAATGTAATAAAATATATTAAAAATAATAATACTGATATATATATACATGTTTTTGAGGCACCATTAATTATTAAAAATTTATTAGAGTTATATAATAATATAAATAGTGTAGAGACAATTAATTATTTTATAATATGGGATTTATGTTTATTATTTTTTTTATTTGGTAATGATCATTTACCTGCATCTGTAGAAATTGGTCCAGAGTTAGGAATAGAGTTTTTTATGGTAACACATTACCAGGCTCTTGCTAAAAATAATATTATTTATTTACATAATTCACAAATTAGAATGGATATAAATTATTTACGATTATATTTAGAAACAATTAATAAAACAAAAGAAACTAATATAACAATTATTATTTTACAAAGATTTTTTAAAGTTAGTAATATATTTATAAATATCATGGTTTATAAATTTAATTTGAATTATGAATCTATTAATAATTTTCTTAAAAAATTTATTATTTATAAAAGTTTATTAATGACAACAATTGAATTTAATAATTTAGATGAAGATGATTTAAGAAAAATATTAAATGTTAATATTGAAAATCCTGAAGATTATTTAAATTTATCTATATTTAAGTTTTCTGAATCTCAATTAGAAACATTTAATACATCTATACAAATAATAGAAGATAATATAGATTATGCAGAAAAAACATATAATGGATTAATATTATATACAAAACATACAAATAGCACTTTTAATACATCTAACAATGATAATATTCAAATTGGACATATAGATGATCCATATCAAGATTTATATAATTATGTTGTAGATTTATCTATGATATATTTAAATACAAATTATAATAAATATTATAATTATAATAATATTACTACTCATTTACAATTAGTCCAAAATTTAAATTTATGTAATATAGATTTATCAGAATCAAATAATTACTTGGAAAAATTATATCATTTAATAACATCACAATTTGGTAATATGTGTAATTATTATTCAAATAATATTACTTATTATAAATATTATGAAATACCATCTTTAAATTCTATTATACAATTTATATTAACAAATGAAAAAACACAATTATGTTTATTATGGGATGAAAAAATAAAAAATGATAATTTAGAAAATTATTTTAATGCTACATCACATTATTTATTAATAACTCCTTTTATATTTACATATAATACTCGTATTGATTTATTATCTATTGCTAAAAAAATAAATAGTATTGAACATTTATGGATTACAGATGACATTGCTAATTTCAATTATAGAAATATAAATATATTTGATTTTATAAATGTATGTAATACAATTATATCAAAAGACACTCTAACTAATGAATTGATAAATATTAAATTTAATTAATATTATTTTATTATATATAATAATAAAATGATATCCATAAATAAACCACAATTTGACACACGTGATTTTGTTGGTGGTGCACTTGAGAATGGAATCAAATATGTGATTATACATGATTCATTACTTACATCATCATTTATATCAATTGCAGTTAATATTGGCACTTTTGGATGCCCTAAAGGTTATGACGGTTTACCACATTTTCTTGAACACATGTTGTTTATGGGTAGTCGCAAATATCCAAATGTGAATCATTACTTTGAAAAACTAAATCAATATGGTGGATTTTCTAATGCATATACCGATTTCCTTGAAACTGTGTATTATTTTAATGTTTTAGACCATGGTCTTTTAGAAATAATAGATATATTTAGTAGATTTTTTATAGATCCATTATTTAATAAAGATGCAATTGCTAAAGAAATAAATTCAGTTGATAGCGAACATCAAAAAAATATTAATAGCGATGGATGGAGACATATGCAACTTTTATTAGATTTATCAGATGATAATACACCTATAAATATTTTTGGAACTGGTTCGCATAATACATTAAATAAACCAGGTATCCTAGATAAACTAATTGAATTTTATAAAAAATATTATATATCTACTAATATTTCTATTTGTATTGCATCCTCAAAAACACATAGGGAAATTCTTACATTAATTGAAAATACATTTGGACATATTAAAAAACCAATAACTAAATCTAATACATTAGTCATTCCTAAACCATGTTATACAAAAAATAAAGGAAAAATCATATATATGAAATCCTTAATGAATATATATGATGTATCCTATAATTATGAGATTCCTTATCAACTAGTTTATTTATATTCAAAAGATTTCAGTATATTTACATCCATTTTAACTATACAATCTGAAGAGTCATTATATTTTCATTTAAAAAATATGGGTTATATAAAAAATATTTCAGCAGATATTAATTTTACAGGTATGTTATCTATAACATTATATTTTACAAAAGAAGGTTATTCTAATATGCAATATTGCGAACATTTATTATTTGATGCAATAAAACAAATTATTAATATGGATATTAAAAAATATGCAATCTATTTTAGTAAAATCAGTAATATACAATTTGATAATTTAAATAAATTTGACACGGAAAGTTTATGTAATTTATTATCAGTAAATCATATATATTATAAAACACAAAATGTATTTGATGGATTTTTTAAAATTGCACAAATAAAAACAACTGATGAATATTCTAAATTATATAGTAAATATATTAATAATCAAAATGTAATTAAAATTATATGCGCGCAAGATTATCCTGGAATTATTAAACATATATTTATTAAAGCTAGAGAATATAAAACAGAATATACATTTATTGATTCAAAATTTAAAGATACAACACATTATACTGATGTGTTTAATATTGATACATTAAATGATTATTTAGATGTTAGACCAAAATTATTTACATCATTAGATAAATATAATGTCCCAATATTAATTGGTGATAAATTATGGTATGGGGGATGTTCAAAATTTGGTGAACCAACTGTTCTTTTATATTATCAATTAAATAATATTAATTATTTTAATACTCCAAAAAAATATATTCTTACAACATTAGTATGTTCTGTATTAAATTTTTTAACAAGTATTATTATGTATAAACCATTTCAAGTTTATTATAATATAACATTTGCATCATTTTTTAGATTATCTACAATTAGTATTACTATTAATGGTCTTAATGATTTTATAAAATTAGAAAAAGTATTAAAACAATTTAATATTTTTTTACAACATGTAGATAAACATTTTTTAAAATTAGATGAAAAATATATTAATAATTTAATAGTATCATTAAAAGAATATTATTTAAATATAATATTTTTAAACCCATTTGAATATGCTGAATATTTAGTATCAAGTAAAGCAGACCAAGAATATAATGCTAATGAATTATTAAATGCACTTGATACTATTACTTATTCTGATATACATAATCATATATTACAATTATTTGATAAAACTGCATTAACAACTTTTATTTATGGTAATATACCATTAGATACTATTAAAAAATTATTTAATGTAAATAACTCTTCATTATTTAATGTAAATAACCCTTCATTATTGACTAGTTTATTAAGTAATAATATATATCCATTAGCACATCCAAAAGTAATTACAGATATGAATATTAAACATCCAAATAAAAATGAAAAATCTAATTTAATTAGTTATTATTACAGAATAGGTACATTTACGCCAAAATATTTTGGAATGTTAATAGTATTACACAAAATAATAAAACAACTATTTTTTGATATTTTACGTTCGGAAAAACAATTAGGTTATTTGGTTAGATTAGTAATACATATCCAAGGTGATGAATATTATATTACTGAAAAAATTCAATCTGGAAAACCAATAAAACTAGTAATGAAAGAAATTAATAAATTTAATAAAAATATTCAAACATATATTAAAAATTCTGAATTTAAAAAAATTATAGAAACTGTTATAATGGAATTAAATGCACCTGAATATAATATTGATGATAAAATTGATAAATATTTACCGGAAATTATTAAACGAACTTATTTATTTAATAGAACTCAATTAATATTAAACCAAGTTAAACAATTAACCAAAAATGATATATTAGAATTTGCTAAATGTACATTTGATAAATCAAATAGAGTTATTGTTGTTGTCAATGGTAATTAATTTATATAAAATAAAAATTGAAATATTTATTTTATATAAATTATTGTAATTAAATACAACATACAGCATTGTCAATGCGAACTCTACGGCCGCATATACAATCACTTCACGAGTTGACAAATGAGGTGTGGATGAGGATTTGCTCAGATGCACCTAGTGGTGCTATAGTTCCCTTAACATGCGACCAGTTTCATCAATTAGAAGATATTATTCTGAATATTTTAAACAGCTTAATAAATTATAGACATAATGATAATATGTTTTTTAACATTTTGCGACGTGTAAGACAATTATTTAATAATCATTTTATAAGACAACTTGAAAACATTATTATGGATATTGTGATTGATTCACTTCGAGTTCATAATTTTCTTGAGGTATGGACTCTTTCACATCTTATGATGACTAACAGTAGAAATACTCAACAATTATTATTTATTTGCTTAAGATATATACAATTAAGATGTGATACTCTTGATAAATCAAACAGAATTGCCGCATATGTGCTCATGACACAATATATTACCACAAATAATAGAACAATAGAGCGTTTTTATGATATAATGCAAAGGACTGTCATTGTACATGAAATGGAGATTATCATGTATAATGAATTGCATACATTTTATAATAATTTATCAGATGTTAATATACATTATAGATTTATTGAAGATATTGGACATACCATTTTAAAACTACTATCTAATCGACCGCACAGAACATGTTATATCATGACACCTGATGAGTTTTATCATCTACGACCTGTAATTGAAGATTATATATATATCCTTGTAGATCATTATAAAGATAAGTTAAGAATTAATGATTTAACTGAATTTAAAAATAGAGTATACATAAAAGTTTCTGTTTTTATTATTATTGAGATGAGTATTAAATTTTTGACAATTATAGATGAGATAAAAAATAACACAACTTATTTCACTTTTGAAGACTGTCGCAAAGTTTTATCAGAATGGGTTGACTATCATCGCATGTCTCATTCATCAATTATACCATCTGAAAATATAGATGAGCATCGCGAGCTAACAGATAAGTTAATTGCATTACATACCCAACTTGACAATTCAATTAATATGCAAATGCTTAGTTCAATTCTTACAGAATATAAGGAATTGATAGATTACATAAACAATTAGGCACATATCATAAAAGATTCAAAAAATAATTTTATTTTTTTATTAAATATATTGTTGTATGATTATGCATATTCTAGTATTTTAGCTTTATTGTTTATTTTTATATAAATATTCCTATAGAAAATATAATTGTAATAATAACAATTTAATAATTTTATAATTATATAAAAATTGAAATATTTATTGTTTAATGGTTTTATAATAATAAATTACCAACTTGTCAAATGGCGCGCACAACACAAGGCGCCGCCAAGAAACTCATGGGACAATTCCTTCAAAGATTTAATGTTCCAAACAACATTTGCAATGTCAAATTGTATCGCATGTGCTGTGCACTAGTTCAGGCGTTGCCTAAAACTGCTCACAACACAAATATGACAGCGAAGCAATTGTTAAAGGCACTTCGTTTCATAAGTGAGGTCAAAAAAAACATAGACCTAATGGACTTGCCCAGATCAACCACGTCTACCGATGCCGATAGTTCGGACTCTGGGAGTGATTTCGGTACCACTACTCGTCATAAAGCCAAGCCCAAGACCAAGCCCAAGACCAAGCCCAAGTCCAAGACTGTGCCCATCTCAGCGCCGATATCAGCGCACAATACCGTGCTCATCTCAGCGCCCAATATCGTGCCCATCTCAGCGTCCATCTCAGCGCCCAATATCGTGCCCATCTCAGCGTCCATCTCAGCGTCTATATCAGCGCCCAAGACCAAGACCAAGCCCAAGGCCATCTCAGCATCCAAGACCGTGTCCATATCACCGCCGTCTGCAAAATCCAAGGATATGAATACCTCTCAGATGGATGGCGCTTCGGATATAGATACTGCTCAGAAGATCGATGACACTGAGATGGATGACACTGAGATGGATGACGCTGAGATGGATGACGCTAAGATAGATGGCGTTCAGCAGGAGGTGAACAAGATGTGGGATTATATCGAAGAGCCTACAACTATCATATCCGCTAAAGATCTCGCGTCCGTCCTCGAGTGTGTGTATGATAACAAGGCACTGCCGTGCATGCTGGACAAGCAGGGTGTTAGGCGCCAAATTTATAGTATAGGAGAGTATAAGGCAAATGAAGATGATTCGAAACTTGTTTCCTTCACAGTGCTCGATGATGGCAGCTACAAAGCTGGATGGATCCAAAGGAAAACAAACAAGGCATCTGGCATATCCACGTTCAACAGATGGCACATTAGTGGTGTTACTCTCGATCAAATTATACTGTGCGAATAGGTGGCACCGGCAGCGTCCCAACAATTTGAAGAGTTCTGAAAAAATAATTTTATTTTTTTAGATATATATTTTTTAAATAATTGTGTTAAAATACATGTAATTCACATATTATAAATAAAAAAATTGAAATAATAACTTTTTACTTGTATTTTCTTAAAAATATAATTGTTTATCTACAATGCAACCAGATCTTATCGCTGTCACTCCAGCTGTCGAAGACGCCGAAGCTAATGCAGCTGCCAAAGCTGCCGAAGAACAACAAGACGCCGCCGAAGACGAACGCCAAGAAAAGTGTTTTAATGAAGCACTTGACCAGGCCCTAAAAAGCCGACAACCCAAGAGAACCTCGTCGGCAAGGCACGTCGGTGCAGTGCTTCAGAATTCCAGCGGCAAGCAAAAGTAAAATGCGCATCAGTGTCGAAGCGACTTGCTATACAGGTATAAGCATTCAAAAACAAAATAAATTTTTATTTTGAATTAAAAAAATTGATAATTAATATATAAAATAATATAAACATATACTATTAACAATTTTAATGGCTGAATTAGTAAAAAAATTACTGAATCCCGCTAAAGATTCACTTGAGATAGCATCTAATTTTTCAATAGACGAATTAGAAACTATAATAAAATATACAACTGAAAAATATTATAATACATCTAAATCTGTTATTACTGATGAATTATATGATATTTTAATTGATTTTTTAAAATTAAAATCTCCAAAATCTATTGTATTAAAAACAATTGGAGCAAATGTTAAAAGTAAAAACAAAGTTCAATTAGATTATTGGTTAGGGTCTATGAATAAAATTAAACCTGGAACAAATCAATTAGATATTTGGATTAATAAATTTAAGTCTCCTTATCATTTATCTGATAAATTAGATGGTGTGTCTGGTTTATTAATATATAGATTAAATGGCACTATTAATTTATATACTAGAGGAACTGCAACAGAAGGAACAGATATTACACCATTAATAAAATATTTACATGTTCCCGATTTTAAAACAGTCTCCAAATACTGTGCTACAAATAATATAAAAGGTGAATTAAACTTAATTGCTTTTAGAGGTGAGTTAATTATGAAAGAATCAACATTTAATAAACATTGGGGTAATGTATTTAAAAATGGGCGGAATACTGTAGCAGGATTAGTTAATAGTAAAACAATTAATCCGGAGGTTGCATCAGATACTGATTTTGTATTATATGAAGTGGTTGATCCTTTTTATTCAATTGATAAACAATTTAAAATATTAAATGACCTTGATTTTACTATAGCATTTAATAAAAAGTTTGATAAGGATTTAACATTTGAATTATTATCAAAATATTTACAAGATAGACGAGCAAATTCAGTTTATAAAATAGATGGTATAATTGTTACAAGTTTTAAAAATCAAGAAAGAAATACAAAAGCAAATCCATTATATGCATTTGCATTCAAAGATATTTTAGAAGACCAAATGGCAAAAACAGAAGTTATATCAGTTGAATGGAATATAAGTAAAGATGGATTTATTATTCCTACTATTTTATTAAATCCTATTAATATAGGTGGAGTTGAAATTAAAAGAACAACTGGATTCAATGCTAAATTTATAGTTGATAATGTAATTGGTCCAGGATCAATGTTAGAAATTATTAGATCAGGTGATGTTATACCAAAAGTTCATAAAGTATTAAAACCATCTAAATCAGGGAAACCAGATATGCCAAAAGGAAAATGGCATTGGAATGAAACAAAAGTTGATATTCAATTAGATGATGTAATAACTAATCCGCAAGTATTAATTAGAAATATATTTTATTTTTTTTCAAATTTAGATACAAAAGGATTAGGAATGAAAACAGTTGAAAAACTTGTTGATGCAGGATTAGATACTATTAAAAAAATAATATCTGCTGATGAAAAAGATTTTTTAAAGGTTGAAGGATTTGCTATTAAATCTGCTGAGAATTTAGTAGAATCTATTAAACAAGTATTAACTAATGTTCCATTATATAAATTAATGGCAGCATCAAATAAGTTAGGTCCAGGTATTGGTGAAGAACGTGTTAAACAAATAGTATCACTGTATCCAAATATTATAACGGATTATAAAAAATGGTCAGATGATGATTTTATTAAAAAAATTAAAGCTATTAATGGTTGGGAAGAGAAAACGGCAAGTTTATTAGTTTCTAATTTTAATACTTTTGTTATATTTTATGATTCTATTAAAAAATATATTACACTTGAACCAATAACAAAATCAACAGGAAAATTTACAGATAAAGTAGTTGTATTTACTGGTTTTAGAGACAAAGATTTACAATCACAAATAGAAAAACAAGGTGGAAAAATTGGTTCTAGTATTAGTAAAAATACAGATTTTTTAATAATAGTAGATCAATCCGTATTAGATAAACAAACAGATAAAATAACAAAAGCACAAGAATTAAATATTAAAATAATTACAAAAGACCAACTAATTAAATTATTAAATAAATAATTATTTAAAATTTTTAAATATATTATTACTCTAATTTGTAAGTTTTTGTCAATATATATGAATAATTTTATTAGTTAATACAATATAAAAATATATATTTAAAATCTAACATATATATATACACAAAATGCCACTTTTTCCCGCAAAAGACCCTGCTATAGCATCAGAAGAAACAGGTTCAAGAGAGCTTAGCAAATTGTTAAAAGAACCAGAATTTAAAATAGCTTTTAAAAAGAACACAAACCAGTATATATTTATATTTGACTTTAAAAATATTAGGGATGCCTATATACGTGTATTTAACAAACTAGTAATAAATTACTCTGAAAAAGATATTACTATTAATGATATTACTAAATATAATGAGATTGCTAAATATAATGAGACTGCTAACGAGGTTTATACTAGTGGTAAAACACCTGTGAGAATGAAATATTTACTATTTATAGATGTTAATAAAATAGAATATATAAAGGATCTATTACTAAAATATGCGACACATAATAGTGTAGACTTTAATAGTTTTTTTAAATATTTCGAAAAACTAAAATTAGCTAAAGAACGTCTATCGTCATTAAACACACTTGTCAATTTATTAGCAGTGCCTAATTTTACAATACAGGTAAATTATTCAAAAAAAGGATTAAGTACCACATTGTTAAAATTATCGCATACATCTAAAATAACAGATTATATTTTTATATTTAATGATACTAAAGTTATGAACAATTTTAAAAATATATTTGATAAACTAGAAATAATATATGCTGTGAAGGTTCCGAAACAAATAGTAATATTGCCTAATCAAATGGACGAGATACACGATATGACATTTCAATATATTCACAAACTTGATTATTTTAAAAGACAACTCTATGACGGTATTTTACCTGTTAAGTTAGATAGTAATGATGAAAGATATAAGGAAGACAAAGAAAAAGCTGATAAAAGATATAGGGAAGACAAAGAAAAAGAACAAGAAGAGTTGGAAAAAGAATACAAATTATCAACATATATATGTATACCTAATCTAAATGGAGAATTTTCATCTCAGATAGAGTGTAAAGAAAAGGCAATGAACAATTTGTTCACTAATGATTGGGATCGTAAGTATTTAAAATATAAAATGAAATACTTAAATTTAAAATTAAATAAATAATTTTTAAAACTAAATATGATTTTGTTTTTGATGCTGGTAGTTAATCCAAAAGGCTCAACTCAGTCATCACAGATACTGGTAGTTAATCCAAAAGGCTCAATTCAGTCATCACAGATACTGGTAGTTAATCCAAAAGGCTCAACTCAGTCATCACAGATGCTGGTAGTTAATCCAAAAGGCTCAACTCAGTCATCACAGATGCTGGTGGTTTATTGTATTTAACTATAACAATTGGAGGTGTATGTAATATATAAATAATTAATATGCCAATAAATAATAAGTAAAATATGTACATTAAATAAAGAATGATTTTATTTATTTTAATTTAAAAAAATATATTATTAAACTAATAAATGGAAACACTTGATATAAAACAATTTATAACATTTAAAACAGATAATGATACTTTTGAATTAGATAAAAATATATTTAATTTATTTAAATCATTATTTAGTGGAATTGATAAAAATAAAAAACATAAAAAATTTGCTAAAAAAGTAAATACAAATATTTTAAAAAACCAAACTGTTCAAAATAATAAAGATATTATATCAAACAAAATTAATTTAATTTTAAATAAATTATCTGAATCAAACATTGATAATCTTATAATTGAATTTATTCAAAATATTAATCAGGTTGATCATGACACATTTAATGAAATTCAAAAAACATTTTATTTAAAAATTATATCAGAAATAAATTTTGTAAAAATATACATTAAATTTTTAAAAATAATTGGTTATTTATATAATAAAGTTCAAGGTTATAATTTATCTTATTTTTATTCTATTGTTGAATCTAAATTTAAATCAGATTATACAGAACAATTTATCATACCGTCTAATTTATCTTATTTTATTAAAAATATTATTAATGATCCCACACACCGTATTAATAATTTAATTATTATTAATAATCTTATTGATAATAATATGTTATCTAAATCTATTTATGACTATTGTGATAATATAATACTGAATCAAGAAATATATATATCTGATATTTATAATTGGTTTAATTTAAAAAATAGACAATTAACAGAAAATGAAATAAATAATATTACTATTATTTTAGGAAAAAATATATGTTCGCCTCGTGATGTTATATTATTAGAAAATCTAATTAATAAAACACATATTATAGAAAACACAATTAATCATACAAGTAATGTAATACAACCACGTGCACCTGTTATAAATTCTGATGCATTTAATAATCAATGTAATAATATATTAGAAGAATATTTAATAGAAAATACATTAGATGATATAAAATATTTTATTGATACAATATGTATTGATACAAATACCAAAAATAAATTTAGTGAATATTTATTCTATTATTATTTTACAGAAAATATAGATTCATCAATGATTATATTTGATTTAATTAAACAAATTATTAAAAATCAATATTTATTTAAATCAAATTTAAGTAAAGGATTATTATTATTTAATAATACATGGAAAACACAAATTAATAAATATATAAATCCAATAAATAAAATGAAAAAATTATTACTATTACTTAAAACAGCAGGAATTACTAAAGGAATTGAATTTTTAATTAATCAATATAAAGTATAAATTTATATATTTTGAATAAACATATATATTTTAGAAATACATCCACATAGTTGTAAGAAAGTATCAATACCATCATTTACACGAATATAATTAAGACTAATAATTTCATAAATTTTTAATTTTATATTATAATCTAATTCATAATGATTAAAATTATTTTCAAACAAATATTTCATAAATGTTAATAGTATATCATTTGGTGTATATCCTTTATTATATAATTTTTTAACAATAGATATTGTTTTATTAAAATTATGTGCAAAACAATTTTTTAAAATTTTAGTAATATAATATGGTTTTGGTTTATCAATTAATTTATAAACATTATCTTTATTTAATTCTCCAAATGAATAATATAAACATTCTAAATTATTTATTATTTGTCTAATATCATGATCTGATACAAATAATAATGTATTTATACCTTCTTCTGTATATAATATATTTTCTTTATCACAAATATATTTTATTTTTTGATATAATTCATCTGTATTAATTCTTGGGTATTTTATAATCATACATCTTGATTGAATTTGTTCTATAATTTGTGTGCAATCATTGCAAATAAATACTATACGGGTTGTTTCTCTAAACTCACTAATTATATTAGATAATAAATTCTGTGCTTTTGGTGTAATACTATCTGCTTCATCTAATATAACTAATTTATGTTTTGGATATTCATTCAAGTGATCATTATATATATTTATTTTCTTTTTACAAAATGGATAAATAGTATTATTAATAATACTTAATCCTCTATCATCGGATGCATTTAATTCTAATACATTATCTTCATATTTATCTCTATATATTTGTTTGGCTAAAAAAAGAATTGTTGATGTTTTACCTGTTCCTGGTTCTCCTGTTATAATCATATTTGGTATTGATTTTGTTTCTAATAAATATTCTATCTTTTGTTTAATAAATGGTTCTAATAATATTTCTTCTGAATTTTTTGGTCTGTATTTTTCCACCCATGGTAGTTTAATTTGTTCCGGATAATTTATTGCATTTAAATCACTAGTTGATTTATGTAATCCATTTGTATTTGTAAAAAAATCCATTTTAAATATTATATTAATTTTTACTTGTCTAAATCAATTTAGGCTAAATGTATTAATAAAAATTGAAATATTAATTGTTTATTGATCAAATAATTTAATATTTACATTCTTGAATTCACATGAGCTCAAACGTCAAACTAGCAATCCCGTGTAATAAAGTTGTAGAAGTTGGCAAAGAACTAGAAGCAAAATACGGACCGCGAGATGTTCCCCATTGTTATGCTGGGCATTTTTTTCTTATTACGCAAGATGATAAATCACAAATGATAGTTGATGTACAACATGTAGTTAAACAAATTATAATGGATATTAAGACTGGTAATAGAACCTCTAATGATGATACACAATTAATAGCCTTTTTTAAGGGGGTAGTACATAAGATGAATATTACCGTTATAATAACAGATATTGAATAAATCAAAATAATTTTATTTTGTTTATTATAAATGAATATTTTTTTAATTTAACGACCAGATGACCCAAAACCATTAACACCGCGTTCTGTATTATCAAGTTCTTCAACTAGTTCAATATTAGGTCTATTAATCTTTTCTAATATAAGTTGTGCAATTTTATCATGTTTCTTTACTATAAAATCTTCATCACTAAAATTAAATAGAATTACTTTAATAGGACCTCTATAATCATAATCAATTACACCTGCGTTATAAATTTCAGATTTTAATGCTAAACCAGATCGTGGAGCGATTCGTAAATAATAGTTTTCTTCATCTTGTCCAGACCATGACACACTAATCCCTGTATCAATAGCTTTTGTTTTATGAGATGGAATAATAATATCTTCACATGAATATAAATCCATACCTGCAGCATACTGACTGCCAAATGTTGGCACTGATGCATTTTCATTATTTAGTTTTACCTTAAGAGTAATATTAGAGTTCATTTTTTGTTAATTAATATAATTAAATTATCTTTAAATTATTTAATTATCAATATTTTTTTATATAAAATTGAAAATTTAAAATTTAAAACATTATTTTATAATTTATAACACATATCAGACATGTTATCCAGAGCACAAGTTTGTAATATTTTATTATTTTGGTTTCCTAATATAAAGTTTCAGGCATTTTGGTTCGATAAAAGTGTAGATGATATTATTAGAAAAAAATATCAGTTATTATTACATGAATTAATGGAAAATATAGATAATATAATTAATGATTTAAATATAGAATTATTTGATACTCAAGAAGGACGTAATTATATTATAGCTGTTGTTATTATGTTAGATCAATTTACAAGGAATATTTATAGAGATGATAAAACACATATTATAAAAAATGATTATTATGCATTTTTAATATCTACATTTGTAATTGATAATTATTTAGATTTACAATATAATATACATCAACGTATATTCTTTTTATTACCATATAGACATCATAAATATTATGTTAATATAAATACATATGCTACATTTCTTAACATTGTATTAAATAGAATTAAATTATATAATTCATTAACAGAACCAACACTTAATGAAATAAATATATTAAAAAAATTTACATTGGCTACTATTCAAAATTATAGTAATTTAACAGAATATGATATTGAAATATGTGATAATAAATCAGTAAATACTATACAAGAATTAATAAAAAAATATTCACATAACATATTAGATGCTAAATGTTATTTATATTCGGAAAATGTATCACTAAGAGATAATTGTATAGAATCTGAAAAATTATTTATTACACTAAGAGATAATTGTATAGAATCTGAAAAATTATTTATTACACTAAGAGATAATTGTATAGAATCTAAAAAATTATTTATTACTATGAAAAAATTTATTAATACTCATATAACTGATCCATCTAATGCTACTATATGTGTATCATTATCAGGCGGTGTTGATTCAATGGTTATAGCACGTATATTAAAACATATGGTGATGATAGGATTAATTAAAAAAGTGATAGCAGTACATATTTATTATGGAAATAGAGATGATAGTATGGATGAAGCAGAGTTTATAAAAGATTGGTGTGCTATGTATGATATACAATTGATTATTAAATATATTCATTATATGAAAAGGTCTGATGAATTAATTGATAGAGAAAATTATGAACAAATAACAAATGATATAAGATTTGATACATATAAATTTATTGAAACAATAGTTGGTAAAATAAGTGGTGTTTGTTTGGGTCATCATGAAGGAGACCGAATGGAAAATATATTAATGAATATTATGAATGGTAGGCAGTATGGATATATTATGGGTATGTATCCGGTAAGTAATATAAAAAATGTAGATATATGGAGACCGTTCTTATTACATCCTAAAGATGATATTTTTGAATTTGCATTTAAGTATCTAGTTCCTTATACCAAGGATACAACCCCTGAATGGTCTGACCGCGGTAAAATAAGAAATAAATTATATCCTTTATTACAAGAAATATTTCCAGGGTTTGATAAGAAATTACTTGATTTTGGAAATCATGCAGTCGAGTATAATATAGAACAAAGTGAAAAGTTAAATTATTTATGTAATTTTATAGTATTTGAAGAATATGGATGTAAAATATCTAATCTAACAGAATTATATAAAATAAATGATAGTTTATGGATTAACTATTTATTACGTATTTTTTGTACAATGAGTGTTATGATGACAAATAAGTCTACACAAAAACTATTTATTATATGGTTCAAGCGTATAATAAATAGTTCTAAAACTAAAGACAGTTCGCAATTTCATTTTACTAATGGATATTATGCAAAGATATATTCAAATCACTTATACATTATACAATTCTCATTACATAAAGATTTTCCAAGGAAATATCTAGCAACTGTATAGTTATTTATTATTTGTATTAAATATTATTTTATCAACTGTTGTTTCTACATCAAATAAACGATGTAGAAAAATACCAAGTATAAATAATCCAATAATTGTTTTTGTTTTAGACCAATTAAATGAATATGCTATTATATATCCGCCTATAATTGTTAATATTACATCTACTATTGCTATATCAAATATACGATAAGCATGCCCGCCTTCTTTAGGCTTACCAAATATATCTTTATAATCTGATAAAGGCATATATTATAGATAAGATATTAATTAAACATTTATAATTGTGCGTGTATTATATAATATTTAAAAATATTATCAATTATTAATATAATGGAAAATATATTAATAAATGTTGATTCACGATTTAGAAATAAAGAATTATATCCAAATCCAGGTAAATTTACATTAAATTTAAATCAGACTATTAAAGATATTTTATATATTAGATTATCTAGTGCTGAAATACCAAATGTATATTATACTTTTTCACAAATTAAACAAAATGTTTCTTTTAATATTACACTAGGTGGGCCAACTGGACCTACTGATAATATTAATATAGAAGATGGTTTTTATAACTCTACAAATCTAATAAGTGGTATCCAAAGTAAATTACCATCTAATATGACAATTATTTTAAATGAAATAAATGGTATTATTACATTTGAATATAATTCTGAATTTATTATTGATTTTACAAATGATAGTGTCTATTCGTCTTTAGGCTATCAATTAGGATTTAGAAAAGATATATATACCTCTATTTTAAATATACTCACTGGAAAATATTATATACAATCAGAAGCTGTATTAGATACAAATAGTGATAATTATTTATTATTACGTATAAATGATTATGGGAAAATGTATAATTTTTATAAATCCACTAATGATTATTGTGAAACACTTGATAATTATATTGGTAAAATAATATTATCAGCTAATAAATTAACAACTAATCATGATAATAATAATTTTATTACAAAAAAACATATATTTAGACAACCTGCAAATATAAGTAAATTAGATATAGAATTATTAGACCCTATGAATAATACAATAAATACAAATACAATTAACTTTTCATTTACATTAGAACTAGGTGTTATATATGATAGAGAATTATATAAACAAAGCTTAAATAGTCTCAATCTAACAAACAATACAAATGAAACAACACATACAAAATATGAATTCTTACCTCAGAATGTGAAACATTCTGATGAAACAACTCATACAAAATATAAGTTCTCACCACAGAATGTGAAACATTCTGATGAAACAACTCATACAAAATATAAGTTCTCACCACAGAATGTGAAACATTCTGATGAAACAACACAAATCTCATAAGAGTCCTTTAAAAAAATAAAAATATTTTTATTTTCTTTTTAGGTAATTCAGGCAGCTTAGGCGGTTTGGACCAGCTTGGGCAGTTGCCACTTTATTCGGGTTGATCCGAGGGTTTCACTGCTGGGCGTTCCTTCAGCAAGTTTGTGACATCTGCTTTGGATAACGCCAAAGGGACCACGGAGATTGAAGCAGGCGTCTCAGAGCCATATAGGTCTAAGACATCTGCAAGATTATGCAACTTCTTCTCCAGCTCCGTGAACTTATTCAAGTTCGCGTACCACTCCGTGTTCTTTATCAAGCGCATAAGGTCGTTGCGCATTACTGCGGTGTTTTCCACGTCTGTCTCGTGCAGGTATGTGCACCTAAAATTGCGATTGCATTCGTTATCAAAGAGACATTTGACACGAAGCATCGGTTTTCCCGATTCTTTTTCAACTTCGCCGCGGAGATCGGCACATGCGTGGAGCACTCTTGGGTCGTTGCAGAGTCCGGTGAAGTTGCACGTATTTAGGATTTCTGCACAAAATCCAAACGGATTACCGTGTATCTTGTTCATGTCACCCATCTGGATGACACCGGGAGTCAATTGAGTAACATCGGATGGGGGCGCGTATGGGGTAAAACGACCCCGGGCTCGTGCCCAGCGCGATAAAAGAGGACCACGCCGGATCATTTAAAATTACATGTTTTGAAATACTGACACTAATAAAAAGTATATTTTTCAATTTTTATTTATAAATTAAATTAATGACGATAACGGCACAATAAACCATCAAAACATCCACTTGCCTGTGAAAAAAACTTACATTTTATATTAGCAAATTTATCATATCCTGGAATCTTACGAATATCATTTAAAATACGCTCGCGCATATATACTGCATCTTCAATATCTATTCTTACATTATATAATTCTCTATTAAATTTTTCAAGAGCTTTATTATCATTTTTACGTCTAGCCATAGATATATCTTTACCAAGGTGTACTTTATTACGTTCTAATTGTCTTACTTTTTCTTCACATTCATGAAAATTACGAATCGCGTGTTTTATATGATTATTAGTATTTGTTTTATGCTTTTTAATTATTTTTAAATCATATCGAGGGCTATTATCTTTTATTGTTTTTGATACAGGCGGAATACTATTTTGTATTTTATTAATATACTCTTCAATTGTATCTAGTTCTAATTTAACATGTGTTTTAGAATGATCTGTTGCATCATCTAGTGGGATGGGCATTGGATTTAATAAAATATTTATAAATTAAAACCTTTATATTTAATATTTCAATTTTTATAATAAAGGGTAGTGTTATAATTCTACTAATTATAAGTTTACATATAATAATTATATGATACTATAGAATAGTAAAGCATTTATGCTAGATAAATAACATTAAAATATTTTAATGTTTTCAGATGTTTTTGCAAGCCTTGTCGTCTTCCATCTATGGAACATCCTAGTTTAGAACCAGGATTATCACCAGGGACACACTACCGGACACTCTATCCGCTCCTGCGTAATTCGGGACGGTGGTGCATACCGATGCAATCGAATTGTTCCCCTTCCATACCGTGGCAGTTATCTTACAGTCGCCATGCGTGGTGTCCCATTTCATTTCTGCACGGTCGCCATCAGAAATTCCCATCTCAATACAATCGTGTATGATGCCATTGTTAGTAGGAATTTCCGTTGTTACTTTGAATGTGTCATAAGATGTTAAGACAGCCCTCGCATGAAAACACGGTTGTTTGTCGGAAACTGTAAGTATTGACATTCCTGTATGTAAATGATGCAACTAAAATTATTATAAACACTATTATAATCTATATTTTTCAATTTTTTTATAATAAATGGTGTAGTAATTCTAATGATAAGTGCGTATATAATAATTATATGATATTATAAAAAGTATAAAATTTATAATCATATAAATAACATTAAAATATTTTAATGTTATGCACTTGGTTGATTTCAATCTAAGAAACACCTTTGTTTAGATTCAGATTACTTCAGTCAGTATCTGTGTCGCTTACGCAACTCGAATCTGAATCTGAATCTGAATCTGACTCAGGAACCAAGACTGAACCTGATGGCAAAACAAGGGGGGGTGAATTGTCTACCAGTATGGTGTCCGTACGCCTCATTATGTTTCCATCAAAGGAGCAAAAAATAGTATACAGATCTGCATTCTCACCGACAGGATATATGACAATAATTTCCAAGGGTAATTCAGAGGCCATATTCGGATTACATCATAAATTTATTATAAGCACTATTATAATCTATATTTTTCAATTTTTTTATAATAAAAATTGAATTAAGATTTACATAAAATCAAATAATATTATAATTAAAAATGAAGAAATTATCTAATACTAAAAAATCAAATAATGAAAATAGTAATTTAATCAATACAAAATCAATCAATACAAGAATTGAACAAGAAGTTTGTAATGATACAATAAATAAATTAAAAGATACATATTTACTTGATGAATATAAAAAATGTAAATCAGTCCAAAATAAAATAAAAAAATTAGAATTAATATTAGAAAAAAATAATATTAATTCTACTACTAAAAATAGTATTATAAATGAATATATATTAGACTTAATACCTGCTGGCACTAAAGGTGTAATTAGAGGAAATAAATTTAATAGTATTGTTCAAAATACTATTAATAATTTAGAATTAAATAATGATAGATTTGAGATTGCTTTTGAAAAACAATGTAAAACATGTATCACAACAGAAAAACCAGATTGGTATATTCTTGAAAAATCAACTGGTAAAGTAATTATAGGTATGAATCAACTGGATTTAGTAGGTGGCGGACAACAACTAAATAGAGGATATAAATATTTAATTGACAATAAACATAATACAGAAAAAAGTAAATTATTATGTGTTATTTGTAATAAAATAAAATTTGTTAATGATACAAATAAAGCATATAAATTATTTGAAGTAGGATTTACAAATAATACATTATGTTATATAAAAAATATAGAATCAATAATCAATAATTATTTTAATTAAATAAATTTTTTATAATAATAATTTATTAAATTCACTTATTAATTCTGGTTTTGATATAGATTTTGGTCCAACTGTATTATTAAAATCAAAATGTATTGTTTTTAATTTTTCTATATTTTCATCATTTGTTTTATCATTTATAAATTTAATAAAATAGTGTGACTGAATACTTTTATTATTTATTTCTTTTGTTATTGTCCCTGCATTAACTCCTACTCTGCGAAATGAAATATCAGGTTTATCTTTTTTTTCAACAAATGTAAAATGTAGTGGTAATATTTTTTTTATTACTGCTCTTATTTCTTCTTTCTTTTGCCATATTTGAAAAACACACGGGACATCACATTCTATATCATTAACTAAAAAAGAATTATCTAATAAATCTATTTCATGTATTAAATGATAATGTTTTTCAAAATGTTTTTTCATACTATCTTTCTTAAAACTTTTTGGTAGAATAAATGATATACTATTAGAAAATAAACAACATTTTTTTATAAATTTAATTGCCATTGATGATTGTCGTCCAAATGGTGGATTACCTATTACATGAATATTAGAAAATTGAGATTGTAGTTCTTTATAATCAAATTCTAAAAAATCTTGTTTTAATACTTCTTCATGTTCTGGTTCTAAATCATAAAATTTATAATTAGATGATATATTTTTTATATTATCTATAAATGATCCATTACCTGCACTTGGTTCAATTATTAAATCATTATTTGATATATTTATATATTTTTTTATCAGTTTAATACATTGTTTTACTACAGATGGTTTTGTATAATATTTATCAATTGTATTCCTGTTTAATCCTTTTTTTTGTGTAAATATATCTGCCATTATTTTATTGATTATTTTATTTATATTATAATCATTATTTAATTCATTTTTTTTAATCGTCTAATTCGTTTTTTTTAATCGTCTAATTTGTTTTTATTATTAAGTGTAAAAATATATGCAATATTTTCAATTTCATTTTTAATTTCTAATCTTAATCTACTTTCTGATTGTGCAATTTGTGTAAATTCATAATAATGTTTAATAACCTCATTTGATAATGTATCTTTTTTCTCATTAAAATATTTATCAAAAATGTATAAACTATAATCGCATAATTCATCTAATAATTCATTTTTATTTATTGCTTTCCATTTATTTTGGTCATAACAAAAGCCAATTGCGGACCGGGAACTTTTAATTTTAACATTATGATTTTCTTTATAATTTGAATTAAATTTAATATTATCAATTAGTTTAGGTAATAATATAGTATGGTGTTCCTTATTTAATAGTTTCTTAAATAAATTAGTTTTGAATTTATCGCTGATATATTCAATATTATCATTTTTATAATTATTTATTATAATATTACTTGGTTTAACATAGGATTTTAATGTTTTGATGATAGATATGTTATTGATTGGTATGTTATTTATATATTTTTTATTTAAAATAATTGGTGTATTTTTGCATGATTTTTGATGATAATATTTATTTTGTTTATTATCAAATGATTTATTACATACTTTACAAATATATTCTTTCATTTTAGGTGTTTTTATATGAAATGTTTTATTATGATTCCATAATGATTTATATGATTTATATTGTTTTTTACATTCATTACAATAAAAATTATTATTTTCTAAAGTATCATTTTCTAAAGTATTATTTTTTAAAGTATTATTTTTTAAAGTATTATTTTCTAAAGTATCATTTTCTATAGTATCATTTTTTACAGTATCATTTTTTACAGTATCATTTTCTATAGTATCATTTTCTACAGTATCATTTTCTATAGTATCATTTTCTACATTATCATTTTCTACAGTGTCATTTTCTACAGTGTCATTTTCTACAGTATCATTTTCTACAGTATCATTTTCTACAGTATCATTTTCTACAGTGTCATTTTTCAAAGTATCATTTTTTAAATTATATATTTTTTTATATTTTATAATTGTTTTCACTATTACCATAATCATTTCTGATTCATCACCTTCAAAATATTCATTACCTGCAACTAATTTAAATAATAATTTAAATTTTTTAATTAATATTTTTTCAACAATTAACGAATCATTACATTCATGTATTGAAATATATCTAGATCCTTTAAGATATCCTTTAATACATCTATTTAATGTTGATGAACGCGAGCAACCTAATTTATATTTATTAGTGCCAACTAATACTGCAGGTTGTATTAAATATATTATTCCTTTTATCATTTAATTATATTAATAATATAACTATTTTTTATAACTATTTTTACCATAATCCATTTATAATAAAGCAAAGTTTTATAAACATATTTTTATTTAATATTATATATCATATCATTAATATAATCTGCTAAATCTAAAGCAGTTAGATTAGTTAATTCTATATCATTTTCATTAGTATTGTCTGTTAAATTTAAAGCAGTTAGATTAGTTAGATGTGTTAGAGATGATGTTAATATTTTGCAACCCATAATTTTTAAATCATTTAATCCTAGATCAAGAGTTGTTATTTTTGTAAGTGTTTTGAGTATAGGTGCCAATAATGTAGCACCGTATAAACCAATATTATTTTGTCTAAGGTGTAATGTTTTTAGTTGTGGCATATGTGTAAATGTATTTGCTAAAGTTTGTATAGCTAATGGACCAAACTTATTATAATTAAGATTGAGTTCTGTTAGTTGTGTCATTGTTTCAAATGCAGGGACTAGAATTGTTGCTTCTGACTGATTTAAAAAATTCCATGCCAAATTAAGTTTTATTATTCCTGTTAGTTTAATTTTTAAATTATCTGTAGATAATCCTACAATAAAATCAGTATGAGTTTTTAATATATTTGCTAAAGATGTTAATCCTGCAACACCAATACAAATTGATTCTAAAGATAATGATGTTAAATGTTTCATATTAACTAGCGGTTTTGCCAATTGTGCCATGCCAAAATCTCCTATATAATTACCACCAATATTTAATTCTTTTACATGTTCCATCATTGGAAGTTTATCAGTTAAAAATTTTATACAATTTGGACTAAGACCTATACTCGTCAGATCAAGACTAACAAGTTGTTTTAATGATATAGTTATTTCTTGTTTTAATCTTATAATATCATATCTATTAGATATTATATGATCAATTATATGATTATTTTTTATAGATAAGTTAATACCCATATTTTCAGGGATTACTTTAATAATATTTAATAATAATATATTATTAATCTTATTACATTTATTAATTATAACTAATGATATTGTATGTGATAATTGTTTATTTAATTTTTTAATCATATATTCAATACAAGATAAACATAATTCATTAGAAGGAATATATATGATTCGTTTTGATGGATAATTATCTTTTGCTAAAAGATACTGAAATATATTATAAATATCTTTACATGTTTCTGCAAGCTTTCGCCATTCAAAATCATGTAAGTAATTATTATGAATAAATCTTTCCCAAACAATCAATGGAAGAGGTATCATGAAAATGTTAAAATAATGTAATATATTAATGCATTAATATATTAATTCAATTTTTTAATTAGTTATTCTGCAGTTATCTATTACAGTTAAATAATTAATCTAAGTGTATACTTTAATAATCGTCTTGTTGTTTTATCTATATTATTATTACTAAGATCTAAATTTAATTGCGGCATTATTTTAAGATATGATACAATATCTATAATACCATTAATTCCAATATTATTATTACTAAAATTTATTTTTTTTATATTTGGTAATTTTGCAATAGTCCTCATTATCATCAGTGCTTCTGATTTACCAATTTTATTATATGATACTGTTAATGATTGTAAATTTTTCATATTTTCAAAAAATGAAGGGATTTTTGAAAAATAAATATCAGTACTACTAAGATCAAGTATTGTTATTCCAGGCATTGTATCAAGCCACATATATAGGATTCTTTTGCATTTATCAAGCGGATTCCTTGCAAGTTCAAGTATTGTCAATTTAGGTAATCTAATAGATGCTAATAATTCAATACCACATTTCTTCATCCTAGTAGCTTCCAAATTAAGAGCTGTAAGTTGTGTCAGTTTAGCAATACTAGCTACTAATAATCTCATATCTGATCTTTCTGTGTCAATATTATTATTTCCCAGATTAAGCAATTGTAATTGTGTAAAATTAGATATACAGTGCGCGAGTGTCTCAATATTGCGCCCTAACAAATTCCCAGAAAGATTTAATGATGTTAATTCTGTCATTCCGGAGATAGATTGTAGAAGTGATGCAGCATATGGCAAACCAATTAATCTAACAGAACCTACATTTAATCTAACAGAACTTAAATTTAGCGATGATACGCGTTTTGAAACTATATTAAATATTTCTTCAAGTTGTTTTATATTATCATCACTGTTGCAAATTGGTTCGCCGTTAAGAGAAATTATAATATCAAATATCGGTGATGTTCTTATTATTAGTTCTCCAATAGAATATCCGCTACTCATTTTACCACCGCGGTCATGAATATATGCTATCCATTGATGAAATAATTTAAATCTATTATTTTTTTTAATTGTTTCAGATATACTATATAAATTTTTTGAGACTTGTGATAATTTACAAAACATTTCCCACACTTCACCATCAGGTAAATATAATAGAAAATTATACCAACAAAGTTCCGGAATTAGGTGCAACATGGAATTGTGTTAAATTGTAAATTAATTGAATTATTATTATAATATTTCAATTTTTATGAAATATTATAATTTAGTATATAAATTAGAATATTTATTAGTATATAAAAATTATGAATCACTATCACTAGAAATATCATTTATATTTGTAATAAATTTTTTATTTAATTTTTTATTATTTTCTTTTGCTATAACTCTTTGTGTTTCAGGGTCATCCAATAACATTGTCATAAATTCTTCATCACTTTCATAATCATATTTTTTATTATTGGAATTTGTCCAAGTATTTTGTATTAGTTCTCTATTATTGTATGATATTAAATTAAGTTTGCGGATCATTTCTCCCATAATTTTACTGGAAAAACTATTTTCTTTTATTTTTTTTAAACTACTAATATTATCTTCAATCTGTTTCTGTTTAATTAAATTAAATTTGTTTTTGAAGGAACTGTATAATATTTCATGATTCTCAATACTTTTACATATTACTTCTTCAAAAAAATACCGTTTTCTTTCCTTGTTAATAGAATTAGTGTCAGTATTATAGAAAGATAAATATGGACTGTCTAAATTAGTGCTACAAAAAGAATGATTTTCTGGTGTATTCTCACTAAAATTAACAAGTTCAATTAATTTAATAACACTAGATATTTCATTATCAAATATAATACTTACATCTTCATAATTTAATAAACTAATATTTTCACCACCTGTTTTATTAATGATTATATTATTATTAATGTTATTGTTAATATTATTTATATTACCATTAATTTTTGTTTTATTATTAGTTTTATTTTCTAATTTATCAACCTTTTGCTTTAATATATCTAATTCACGACTATGATTATTTATAATTATTTCATTATGTTGTTTCTTTTGACATTTTTGCTCATGACGCCACTTGCCTTGTTTATATTTGAATAATTTATTACAATATTTACATGAAAATTTATTAATTAAATTAATTGTATCACATGTAACACCTAATGGCTCTACTTTCTTATTATTAGATCCTTGACTAACTAACGGGTTACTTTCGGATGACCGTGTGGATGACTTTGGATGACTATTGATTATCACACACGTATGATATTTTTTGTTGTGTATCCATAGGCTTTGATATGACGCATAATGTCTTTTACATACGTTGCATATATATTCCATCTAGCTAAATTGTTATATAGTATATATAGATATTTATATTCTTATATGATTTACGGCTATATATCTCGGCTATATATTCTGACTAAATTTTAGAGAGAGGCCGGGTGAACTTTTTCACAAAATGTTAAAATAATGTATTAATTTAATTTTTTAATTAGTTATTCTGCAGTTATCTATTACAGTTAAATTAGTTAATCGTTGAATATCACCGCACAATAATGTACTATTGTTAAAATCGTGATATCCAATATTAAGACTTGTTAATTGTGTTAATTTTTGAATCATATCACTCATTATTGAAACATCTTCTATATTATTATTATCAATCTTTAATGTTCTTAATTGTATCATACTTGTAAATGTAGATGCTAAAACGCGTATACCTTGATTTCCTAATTTATTATAACTTAGATTAAGTGATTTTAGTTGCGGAACCTTTGTTAATAAATCTTTTAATACTACTGCATCAGTTAGGAAAAGCCAGGCCAAATTAAGTTCAGTAAGATTAATTAATAATGGAAAAACATTAGATAATAAGGCAAGTCCAATAGGTGTAATTAGTGTTGCTTCTAGTTCAAGTGATGTTAGTTGTGTCATATATTTTAGCGGCTCTATCAATAGTTCTAGTCCTACATCTGTAATATCATTACCGCTAATATTTAATTTTTTTAGATATGTCATTTGTGGAAGTATATTAACAACTCGAGATATACAATTTGTATTAATATCTATATGCCACATATTAAGACCAATTAGTTGATCTGATACTAAACATAATTCTTGTTCTAATTGTGCAATACCTGAGTTTTTATTCATATCAATCAATGCAAAACTTCTAGTAGTTTCAATTGACAAGTCAATAAGTATATTTTTTGGAATTAATTTAATAATATTAATCAAAGGAATCCGTAGAGATGATATACCGTGGGTAATTATTTTATTTATTTTATTTACAATTAATGGTAGTGTCCATCTATGAGATAAACAAGTGCTCAGTTTATCTAACATATATTTTATACAAGATAAACATAATTCATAAGGATTTTTATTACAAGATACACAAAAATTAGACACACCACGTGGTATTTCATCATACGGATCATAACACGGTATCTGAATTATCCGTTTTGATGGGTAATTATCTTTTGCTAAAAGATACTGAAATATATTATACATATCTTTACATGTTTCTGCAAGCATCCGCCAGTGAGAATCTCGTAAGTAATTATTATGAATAAATCTTTCCCACACAATCAATGGAAGAGGTATCATGGAAATGTTAAAATGATGTAATATATTAATGCATTAATATATTAATTCAATTTTTCTATGTAATAAATATAAAAAATTGAATTAATATATTATAAGAATTATTAATATCTTATATTAAATTTTGTTTCAAATGACACAAACAGACACAACAACGTCAACAGACACAAGAACGTCTATGCCAGGCCCTGACGCTGTTTTCACGGCATTTTTGTATGCACCTGATAAAGTTAAAGATGCAATTCTTGCTATATTAACACGCAATGGCTATTGTAGTATATGGAATGATTCTATTGATAATAGAGAATGTTTCTCATGGTGTAAGCCATATGAGAGAAATAATGATCCGCATGTTTTAGAGTGCATTAATAATATAATAGAATTTACAAATGAAAATCCACTAGGAGCACCGTTTCTTAATAAGTATTATACATGCGTCGGAAACTTGGAAGAAGCCGAAAAATGGATATTATCACCTAACTAGATTATTTTATAAATTAAAAATTGAATTAATAATTTTTAATTTATATTATATTATAATATTATAATATGAATTATTTACTTACACACATCAAATTAATACCTATTAATGAAACATTAAATTCTTTATTTTCATATATAAATAAATATAAATCATTGAATAAAATGAGAGTATTAGAAATAGGTATTGGTAATGGTAGTAGTAGTATACCAATATCGGCAAAATTTAAATCCTATTATGGAATTGAACCATTAACACATATTTATGATGTTTTTGTTAAATCTTGTAAAAAACATAATTGTAGCATAAAATCTTATAATATGGATTTAGAAAAATTTGTAAATACAACCAATAAAAAATTTGATCTAATCATTTTACGAAATGTTATTCAATTTATTGGACACGATGAATTAATTAAACAATGTAAGAAAATAGTCAAAAAAAATGCATTCATAATTATTCAAAATGCAAAAGCAGAGCCAGTTAATTGGGGTAATAAAGAATTAAATAAAGACTCTGCAGAATTTAATGAAATAAAATGGTTAAAATATAAAAATCTATTAGAAACACATTACAGTTCTTTATTAACTAGTAAATATTTTGATAAATTTAAAAAAGATGATAGATATGTGTTTTATGTATTAAAAATGGAATAATTTATAAATAATTATCATCAAAATTATTTTTATTTACAAATTCAATAATACCTTCTATACATTCTTTTATAACATATTCACTTGAATATTTAACAAAACCATAAATTAAATCATCTAATTCATCTAAAGTCCATTTTTCTTCATTACCATTTTGAACATCAAATACTATATAATTATCTCTAAAACCAGATATATCACTATAAAATGGTCTAAATCGGATTTGTTTATTTATTATATTATTATAACCAATTCCACCTTCAGAACAATCTAAATATGGTAAATTACGAATTGATTCAGTTTTACACATTGTTAGCCATTCTTTAACAATTTCATCATTTGCATTATTATATTCACATTCTTTCTTGAGTGCATTCCAAATATCTATATATGGTTTAGTAATATATGCATCAATTTTAAATACTAAACGAACATAATGTGTATCTGGAATATTCATTTATAATAAGATATAGAAAATAAAATTATTTTCTTAGATAATAAATATGACTATAATATAAATTAAAATGTAATAAAACTTATTATAGTTAAAAAAAATTGAAATAGTAAGTGTTTATTGGTCCTCGTGGTATCTTGTTGCCCAACACTTGTCAAACATGATACCTAAACTCAGTGCAGACCTTTGCGATACGGACTCAATCTATTTTTGCCCTTCCATACCGTGTCCTCCCGGTCTGTGCTCTTTCGAACACGACTTGCGTAAACGCGCGCATCTAGCAGGTATTGATTATGCAACACGCCGGACAATCACTTTTGACCCGTCTGATCCAATCCTTGTGAAAGACCATCGCGCACAACTTGCCAAGCTGATCAAGCTCAAGAAAGAATATCTCGAGATGTTCGGAGACAGAATCGACCCACGTGGGTTGGAGTACATTAATGAGGTGATCAAGAGCAAGCAAGATCTCCTTGCCAAGTGCGATGCCGCAATTGCACGCGCGCTGGCTTATTGGACTGCGTGCAAAGAAGCGTGTGATGCGCACGATGAGATGACATGCACTTCACCATTCTGCGCAAGGAAGCGTGCGGAAGCGGTAAAGCGTGCGGAAGCGGTGAAGCGCATTACACGCTTCTTGAAACGCATGCGCGTGGGTGTTTGGTAATGGCGTGATTGCCAACACTATCCTGAGAGAGTTGCAAACTGTGCAAGAGAAAAGCAAAATAAATTTTTATTTTGACATTATTTTTTTAAATATATTAATTGGTATTAAAATATTTTTTGTATTATTCTGAATATAATTACCAGAAGATTTGAGAGTTATAATGCATGTAAAAATAAACACACAAAAATATTTAAAATATAAAACAAAATATTTATTTTTAACATTTTATTATATGCTTTTTTTATTATATATGTTTTATTGTATATGGTTTTTATACTTCATTTCTAGACCATTCTAAATATACTTTATTAATAAAAATTGTACGGACTTTGATTAAATATTTTCAAGTTACAAAATCTCCTAACATATCTAAAATATATAAAAGCGTAGAGATAGTAAAACTATTATTTAAAGGAAAAAATAATACAATGAAGCCACTAAAGTCGCCTGCGCCGTCAGACCCTTAGGTCGCCAAATACGCGCAGATGCCAAATACACACAGCTGCCAAAACCGCAGAACAAGAATATAAAAAATAATTAATAAATTATATTTGTATAGCTAATCTTGTTGGTGTGCATTCTTCTCTAAAAGCCTGTAAAGAACAAGAATAAATATTTATAATTATTAAGATAATACAATTTTTGCTATATTAAAAAATATTTAATTTATATATATATATATATAAATTAAATGAGTGATCCGGATGCTAAAGTGAAATTTTATGAAACAAATATTATTAATCCAACTATTAATGTATATGCTTTATCTGATATTCACGGAGATATTCAAAGTTTTATTATTTTATTACGTGATTGTGCAAAAGTTATTCGGAAAAAAAACCCAATTCAAGATGCAAATCCATCTACTTTAATGAAGTATGATGCGTTTGATTCTAATAAATACGATGAAAACATGGAAAAAATATTAAGATTAGATTTAAACACAGATGAAGCACAATATATAAAAGATTTAAACTATGAATGGTGTGGAGAAAATACACATATTGTAATATGTGGTGATATTATAGATCCTTTTAGATTCGAGTTACAGAAATTTTGTATGAAAACAGACCCAAGTCAAAGCCCATGTTCATATTATCCACAAATAGAATTAAAAATATTAATGTTTATTAATGCATTAAATAAACAAGCAGCGCGAACATGTGGTAAAATTATTAAATTATTTGGTAATCACGAATTAGATAATATACTATCAGTTCCCGATTTATATAAGGGTACCTATTTTTATCCACAAGATAACGAATATAACAAACCCAACTATTATCTAGGTGTAAATAGGTATAATATTTTTAGAGTTGGACAGCCTGGATTTAAATTATTAATTGAAGGAGGTTGTGGAATATTGGTTAAAATAAATAATACAATATTTGTTCACGGTAATTTAGTAGACACTTATGATAATTATGATTCTTTAAATCAATATATAAATAATCAAGCCTTTCACAATACTACAGATCAAGATAAGTGGAATAATAAGTTTCGTAGTATATTTAATCACTTACGCGAAGATCTCTCATCAGTACTAGATAGACGTCGTGGTGAGTACAAATCAGTATCTGCTAGAATTACTGATTTCAACAACGGAAATCCAGGACCATTAGAAAAATTTTGCGACGCCTTATTGGAGTCATTTAATAAATTTAAGGGAAATGGAAGTTTTATTAAAGAAGATGTGAATAATTTAAAATTAGTCATTGGACATTGCATACAATCTAATCTATCTATAGAATCTTCCCCTGTAAAGCCTTTTCAAGGGACAACTTATAGTAAAAAAATAGATGAGGATCATGTAATGGAAGTTTTTGGAAATGAAATTTATTCAGGAATACCCGTATTTGACGTGACCAATGACAGAACTAAAATTTTTGGTATAACAATGGAATGTCTAATACCGGAAACAAATGTAAATCGCTTATATCGTGTTGATATTGGTTCATCAAGAGGAATGGATGCGTATAGGTCAACATATTCATCAATTATATACCCAGAAACTGTAGCAGATGAAAATAAGTTTTTATATTCTAAAACACCTCAAATTTTAGAATTAAATACGGATGGAAGCATTAATATAATTAAGTCAAAAATGAGAAATACTAGAATTCATCTACCGCGACCTGATTATGAAAATTTTATAGTCACAAACTCGATCCAAGAGTTAGATATAAATAAAGGTCATAAATATTACGAGTATAAATATTTAAAATACAAAAATAAATATTTACAATTAAAATATAATAACAATCAATACGGAGGTGGTGATATTACCAAAGATATAGCAAATCCGTTTCGCGGTATTAAAATTACTTCAGTAGAAGTAATTTTTATTTTAGGAGATAAGACAGGTAAAAATTTCACAAAAATAATTGACAAAAAAATTGGCTCGATCAGTGACTTGACAAAGTATACATATAATAAAAAGCAGTTTGTAAAAGAATGCATTGACGCGAATCAGGTCCATTTTCACCCGAACATGATATCTGATTTAATAAATTTATTAGAAAAGTTTATTGATAGATATTCGGGTATTAAAGGCGATTTAGACATTACGCCAGAATTTAATAAACTATTTAATACAGGTAAATTTAAATTAACATTGACCGGATTATATGCAGATGATAATATAATTGATGAGTTTTTATTATTTAATTTATTATCAAGATCTTTTTTTAATTATAAAGTTGAATTTGACAATTATTTTGAAAATTTTAATAATATAAAATATACTTCAGATTGTCTAGGTATACTTGTAAATGCATTTGAACATAAATTATGTATATTTACGCACAACTGTAAATTAATAAGTTATAGTTGTAAAACTAAAAAATTTTTTAGTTGTGATTGGGAAGTTCTATTAAATACATCTAAATTATATATTACACATGATGGGGAATTAATAAATAGTGATACATATAAAAACTATACACCAGATGAAATGCATACATTATTAACAGTTATGTATATAACAGTTATAACAAAACTTAATGATAAAACAAATACCAATTTTGGAGAAATATTAAAGCATATGCAAAATAGTTTAAATACAATGTTACTCACAAAAGAGGATTTCTCAGCTGATTTAGCTGCAGCTAAAGTTTATGAAGTCGTGACTACTAACTTTGAGAGTATAACAGATAAGATTATGCAATATATATTTGCTAAGATTCATCTTGTCAAATATCATGCCATATATGATAATATTAATATTGAAGTAAAGAAATATATTATGGCAAAACTGTGGTCTTATGAAGATTTGGATGATAAGGGCTCTTTTGCACCGATATATTATATACTAGGTGAGTATTATAGGGGTAAAAATATCGAAATATCATTAAAGTGTTTCATAATGTCTGCTGCACATGATTATGTCCCATCTATGCATGAATTATGTAATAATGCGCAATATAAAGCACTCTCATATTTTGATAAATCATCTCATGATAAATGGTGTAAAATTGTAGCCTATTTTAAAACGGAAGGCTCTTTTAAAATTGATAAGAAAATAGACACAGTCGCAGAACAAGAATATAAAAAACAATTAATTTGTATACCTAATTCTAATGGATCTTATAATTCTCTAAAAGCCTGTAATGAACAAGAATAAATATTTTACAAGATGATAATAAAAAATCAAGTAAACTTTGAAAATCTAAAATTTACAAACCTTAAAACCATCACGCACAAATAACATTATAATACACATATTATTACAATAATAATCTATATGTATATATATGGATTATTATAATAAATATTTAAAATATAAAAAAAAATATATAAATTTAAAATATAATAACCACCAATATGGCGGCGGTGCCGATGATATTGCTCAAATATTAGAGTCTCTTAATAATTTAAATTGTACACTTATTGGAACTACTCCAGTAGAAATGATTTTTATTTTAGCAGATGAGACAAGCCAGTTTGCAAAAGAAATTAACGGTGAAATAATGACTGTTATTACACCCGATGAAATGTATATAGCTGCACAAGATACTCTTCTACAAGCGCACAGCGCAAATTTGCTAGACAAATTTAGTAACTTATTCAAATTAGTTAAATCGCCATCACATAGTTTGGAAAATTGGACCAATGGTGATATAAATAATGATTTATACAAATTATTAAAAAAGTTTATTGATAGATATATACAACTTGAAATATTTATAGGTAAAACTGATTTAGACATTTCAATAGAATTTGCTAAACTATTTGATAATATTAAATTAATGTTGACAGGATTATATGCATATGATAATGTAATTGATGAGTATTTATTATTTAATTTATTATCAATATTTTTTTTAGATTATGAAGTTGAATTTACCAATTATTATATGGATTTTAATAAGATAAATAAACATTTTATAGGTATAATTGTAAATACATCCATTGAGAAATTGTGTGTATTTATACATAAAACTAATTTAATAAGTTATAGTTATACAACAAAGAGATTTTTTAGTACAGATAATAGTACTCTAAATAACAATATATTATATATTACACAAGATGGCAAACTAATAGATGAGATTACATATGAGACTGATTTAACCGAGGAGGCTAAAGCAAAATGTTCAAAAGTTATGTATATAACAGTTATAACAAAATCTACTAATCCTAAGACTAATTTTGGACAAATATTAATGACTATGAAACATAGTTTAGATACAATATTACTCATAACAAATGATCCATTAGCTCAAACAAATTTAAAAGCTAAATCTACTGCTTTACAAACTGTAGAGCATAACTTTAAAAGTATAACAGATAAAGTAATGCAATATATGTTTGGTAAAAATTATTATACCAAATTTATTACCTATGATGATAATTTTATTAATCTAGTACGGAATGGTATTATGCAAAAAATGAGAGCAGATAACATAAATACATATAATCCTCATTTTGCACCAACATTATATATACTGGGTAAATATTATAGGAGTGAAAGACAACAAGAATCCCTGAAGTTTTTTGTAGATTCTGCTAATGATGAGTATGGACCATCGATGTATTATTTATGTACATATAAGCAATCTGGTAGTTTTAAGCTACCTATAAGTGAAAAGTCACGTGATAAATGGTGTAAAATGGGACACTCGGAGCTCTTAGCTTTAGGTATGCAAACACATGAACAAATACGTATTAAGAATTATGACTTCCCACCAATTGATACAGACGCAGTAGCAAAACGTCAAGATGCAGCCGCCAAAACCGCCGTCAAAACCGCCATTAAAGCCGAAGCTGGCATTGCCGCCAAAGCCGACGGTGCAGCTGCCGCCAAAATTGAAGCAGCCGTTAAAGTTGAAGCTGACATTGGCGCAAAAGCCAACGCTGAAGCGGCCGCCAAAGCTGAAGCGGTTGCTAAAGCTGATGCGGTCGCCAAAGCTGATGTTGAAGCTGGTGTCAATAAAACAACACCCGCAGAACAAGAACGTAAAAAACAATCAATAAATAATATTTGTATACCTAATCCTGCTGGAAAATATTTTTCTTTAAGTGAATGTAATAAAAAAAAATAAATATTTTACAAGATGGTGGTAAATAATCAAGTAAACCTTGAAAATCTAAAATTTACAAATCTTAAAAATAACATTATAATATAATAATCTATATGTATATATATGGATTATCACAATAAATATATAAAATATAAAAAAAAATATTTACAATTAAAATATACTAATAATCAATGCGGTGGAACAAATAAATATATATGTATACCTAATATTAGAGGCAATTTTTCTAAATATTCTGCCTGCATTAGTGATAAAAGCTCACTGGTAGCGCCAGTAGCGCCAGTAGCGCTAGTAGCGCCAGTAGCGCCAGTAGCACAAGTAGCACAAGTAGCACAAGTAGCACCTGCACCGCTAGCAGCGCCAGTAGCGCCAGTAGCGCCAGTAGCGCCAGTAGCGCCAGTAGCACAAGTAGCACCTGCACCGCTAGCAGCATATCCCAAGGGATTTAACACCGATTTTATAAACCCATGGAATAATCATAATTCACAATTATTATTTATAGCATTACCGATTGCACAAAGCTCTGAATTAGGTACAAACATAACGGAACGTTTTACAAATATCCCCCAACCAGATCCATTTAAGGACTATAATAAAAACATAAAATATAACAAAAGTGTATATACTCCTCATATAACTTTAATTAATATATTTATACCAGAAGGTAGTAAATTAGATAAATTATTATCTAATAAAATAGCCTTTAATAGTATTGCTGATATAATAAAACAATTATTTATTAATCATTTTTATACTACTACTGCGCAATTACATTCAAAACAAGCTAATTATGAAATTTTAGGTAAATTCATTGCAAGAGTTTATGATGATACGGCTTATTTACAAGTTGTATCCGAATATAATAACAATTTTAGAAAAGCTATAATAGATGTATTACTATCCAATATAATACCACCTAAGACTAAAATTATTACACATGTGGGTAAATTCCCAGGATATATACCAAACCCCCAACCCAATAATGTCCCAACTTTTACTCATTATTCAATCAATCCAAAACCACCTACCGAATCTGAATTTGCAATTGCTAATTGGTTTACTGAAAACTGGATACCTCATGTGTCTTTAATAAAATCACCACAATCAAAACCGGAGGATATTATTAGACAAATAAAAAACGCAGCGCTGGGTAAACCAATTAGTTTTATAAATTTATGGCCGGTAAATGAAACAAAAACAATTCCAAAAATTAACAAAAATCAATCAGGAAGCTTAGAATATATTTTTGTTTCATATAATAAAAATAAAATATATCTTAAATTATAATTATATTTTAAATCTTCAAGGGTGTAAAATAAATTTGTTTACTAATAAATTATATATATGGATTATATGGATTATTACAATAAATATACAAAATATAAAACAAAATATATAGAATTAACATATAATAATAATCAATGTAGTGAAACAGGTAAATATATATGTTTATCTAATACTACAGATAAATTTTTTACACCTTTTAACATTTCAAACGCAGATTATTCATTTAATAATAATAATAATTATAATATAATTATAATTATTATAATAATGAGTTTAGAACAAATAGTTGATAATTCAAGAACCGACAAAAATACAACACATTCTTATTTACCACTCTATCAAAATTTATTGATATCTAAAAAGGAAACTGCTAAAAATGTATTAGAAGTAGGAATACATATGGGTGGAAGTATAAAATTATGGAGTGATTTTTTTACAAATGCAAATGTTTATGGATTAGATATTATGAATATTAATGATATTTGGGAATGTATAAAAAATAATGATAAAATTATATTACATACATCCACGGACGCATACAATAATGATTTTTTTATTACTCATTTTTTAAATAAAAATATAAAGTGTGATTTTATGTTAGATGATGGTCCTCATACTTTAGAAAGTATGAAACAATTTATAAAATTATATTCACAAATAATGACGGACGATGGAATACTAATAATTGAAGATGTTCAGTCGTGGGATTGGATTGACATACTTAAAAATGAAGTTCCAGAAGATTTAAAACAATTTATCAAAGTATATGATTTAAGAGAAAATAAAAATCGTTATGACGATATTGTTTTTACAATTGACAAATTAAATTATTAAATTATTATTTTATTATAGTTAATAATTACCATAATAAAAATAGGCGTTTGAAATGTCAAAATGTGTAAAATTTAATAATAATTTTAATTTTGTATTATTATTGTATTAAAAAAATTTTTTTAATAATATATATATATGGATTATTACAATAAATATACAAAATATAGAATAAAATATTTAAATTTAAAATATAATAATTATCAATAGGGAGGTGTTGATGATATCGGTAATAGTGGTATAATAAGATATGATATATTTACTAAAGTGTTTATAACAAAACAAGAAAAATATAGTATAAGTTTTGGTCCATCTCTAGCAGAAATAATTTTTATTTTTGGAGATAAGACTGGTAATGATTCTTTTAAGCATTTTCACAAATATTTGATAAATGTAGATCTCAAAAACCCCCAAGACTATACAGAGTCCAAGAGACTTATCATAACATCAATAAATACATCTCCTGATATACTTTGGCAAATTTTTTTTAAGGATACCGAATCAATCAACAATAAAACTAAAGACAATATAATAAGTATATTAAATGAGTTTATTAATAGATATTGTAATATTTGTTTTAAACCTTCAGTAAAGTCACTAACAGAAATATATATTATTCCAGATAATAGTATTATTAATAACATATTTACCGCACTATTTTCAAATATTAAACATTTACGAGATTATTTAAATAATATAATTGTAGAATATTTATTTTTTAATTTATTATCACATTATTTTTTAGATTATCAAGTTAATTTTACAAATTATTATAAAGACTTTAACAAAATAGATCTACATAATATAATAGGTATAATTGTATATGCAGAATCTCATAAATTATGCTTATTTACTTGTAATGATCAACTAATATGTTATAATTATACACACCATGTTGGATTTGAGTGTGATTGGATAAAACTATTGGCAGACCCAAATGAATTATATATTACACCTGGAGGTGAATTAATAAATAAACAAACCTATAATGAACATATGCAAAATACTGGATTTAATCAGATTGCATACGACCGCGTATTGTATATAACAGTCCTAACAAAATGGAACTCTACAGACGTTCAGACACAGACTACAATAAGGGAAATAAATTTTAATATAATGGATAGCAAATTTGTAGACAGGATTACATATATATCCTCTATACAAGATAAAGTAATGCAATATATATTAGCTGAAATATATCTAAATCGAACATTTGATGATTTATTATCCCTTGATATATCATTTCTAAAAAAAAATGATTTTATACTAGCAAAATATATATTAGGTGAATATTATTCTAATGTGTCACAATTTGAAAAGGAGTATAAAATATTCACGGGCAGTGCATCTTATAAGTATCCTCTAATTATGGATAGATTGTGTTGGTATTATAAAAACACACCTTATAAATATTCTAGTATAATAATATCAGAAGAAGTAAAAAAATGGTGCGCAGATAAAGAAGCATACAACAAACTACCACACGACGAAATTCACGTACCTCGCACAACCGCACTAACAACTGAAGAAAGAAAGGCAGCGAAAGAGGCTGCGGCTGCAGCAGCATTAAAGAAAGCGGAGGAAGAAGCAATGTGGAAAGCAGCATCTGTATTTAAAGCAGATGAATCTGTGAAAGATGACGCAAATGACGGAGCAATGGAGAAAGTAGAAACAGATGCACTTGCAACGGAAGAAGCAGACCATTCAAAAAAATTTATATGTATACCTAATCTGAAAGGAATAATTGGTAATCTAGATTTATGTAAAGCATTATTATTAAAAAATAAATAATATGTATATATATATATGAATTATTATAATAAATACATTAAATATAAAATAAAATATTTAAGTTTAAAATATAATAATCAATATGGTGGGGCACCTACGGGAAAAATGGTATTTAGCAATTGGAAAAGTGATATAATTAAAAAACTGAAACAACAATGCTCTCTATATTCATATAAATATATTCCTGGAAATTTCCAGGAAGGAAACCTTAAAGATGCTTATGCGACATTCAAAGAGACTTACACTACATTGGTAGGAAATACAATTGCATCCATTATGAAGGCTGAAACAGATACACAAATAGTAAACATTTTGACACATCATAAGGACGAGGTAATAAATTTATTTGATACAATAAATGACACTTTTGGAAAGTCTGATGGTCACAAGTCTAGCATAAGCATGTATACCCAAGATATGTTAAAGAGTTGCATTATGTTTACACAGGAAACAATACGCCTAGATAAAACAAATATTTTAGATAAAGAGAAAAAAAATCTAGATAAAGAGACAAAAAATCTAGATAAAGAGACAAAAAATCTAGATAAAGAGACAAAAAATCCTGAACCTGATTCATTATATTCAGGAAGCTATAAAAAGACCCCACAAATTTGTATACCTAATATTAATGGTACTTTTACTACACTTCAGCACTGTGACTATTTAAAGGGATACTCTGGAATAAGTTAACAAATCTGATTTTGTTCAAACACTAAAATAAATACAATAATTGTTCAATATATATATTATAACATAATATATATATGGAATATCAAAAATATATAAAATATAAAATAAAATATTTAGAGCGGTGCGTATTTTAAATGCCGAATTTTAAGCTTTGTAAATTTTAGATTTTCTACGTTTACTTGATTTTTTACTATTTTTCTTACATTTATAAGAATCTTTGTTATAAGCATAAATAAAATAATTTTTATAATGGTCTTTCTTAATATTTTTTATAGACTTCTTCAAATTTATAGTTAATTCATTATAATTTTTTGATTTATATAATTTCAAATAATGCTTCATCTGACTAAAGAACTGCTCTATTGCGTTCAACCTTGGGTGATAAGAATATTTTTATGCTCTATTGTATTTAATCTAGGATTATTGTTTTATATTTAAAGGATTATTAATATATAATATTAAAATGGTTAAGACATTTGATGATTATGTAAAAAATTCTAAAGAAATTCATGGTAATAAATATGAATATATTAGTTTAAAAAAAATAGGTGAATATAATTATTTAGAAATAAAATGTAATATTCATGGTATATTTGAAAAAAGAGTATCAAATCATATTAACAGAAAACAAGGATGTTCAAATTGTTCAAAAATTAATAAATTAAATAATGATATATTTATTAATAGAGCAATAGAAATACATGGTGAAAAATATGATTATTCAAATGTTGATTATATTAATGGTATGAATAAAGTTCAAATTATTTGTAATGTTCATGGTATATTTGAACAATTACCACAAAATCATTTAAAGGGTCAAGATTGTCCAAGATGTTCAGGTAAATTAGTATTACATGAAGATTTTATTAATAGAGCAAATGAATTACATCAAAATAAATATGATTATTCTCAAACTAAATTTATAAAAATGACTGAACCAGTTAAAATAATTTGTAAAATTCATGGATTATTTGAACAACAACCAAGATATCATTTAGATAGTAATGGTTGTTATAAATGTTCAGGTATTACAAAAAATACTGATGATTTTATTATTAATTCAAAAATTATTCATGAAGATTTATTTGATTATTCAAAAGTAAAATATGAATCAACAAGAAAAAAAGTTATTATAATATGTAAAAAACATGGTGATTTTGAACAAACTCCAAATGACCATCTATCTGGTTATGGATGTTTAAAATGTGGAAAAGGTAATTATTCAAAAATATCTATTAAATGGTTAGAAGAAATTATGAAAAAAGAAAATATATTTATTCAACATGCAATGAATATTGGTGAAAAAATTATTTGTATTAATAATAAGAAATATAAAGTTGATGGATATTGTGAAAAAACTAATACTATTTATGAATTTGATGGTGATATATTTCATGGTAATCCATCAAAATTTAATAAGAATGATATAAATCCAATTACTAAAAATACATATGGTGAATTATATGAAAAAACAAAAATTAAAGAGATTGAAATTAAAAATGCAGGTTATAATTTAATTAAAATATGGGAAAATGATTATAAAGTACAAACTAATAACAATAAAACAATAATTTAATTACTTTTAAATTATTTAAACATTATTTTATTTATTATAGTAGAATGGAACAAACCAATTATAAACAATTAT